TAGATCCAGCCTACCATACCTGCAAGAACTAGAACCATGGATGCGAGCAATGCAATCGATGCGTGTAGAAACTCCATTTATACGAAGGCGGGGAAAGGTTGTGGCTCCTTAAACGAAGTCATCGTCCTCCAAATAGGATAATCCACGTTTAGGACGAGTAGGAGGACACATAAAGTTTCCAACTAAGACTGCTACAGTACAACCAAATATAGTTACAAAAACTGAGACTGCTAATATAGCATCTTCATCCATTTCATTTATTTCAAGGGATAATGGTAAATGGGTCGAAGAAGAAACCAAAAAGGAGGTCTTGGATTAATTGAAAGTGCAGCCTTAGTTGGAACAGGTGCTTATCTTGCTCGTCAAAATCCCGATTCAGATGTTTTAGGTGTAATGGGTACAGCTGCAAAGTATTTTGGATATTTTTTGCTGGGTCTATTTATCTTTTTCATTGTGCTGTTTAGTCTGATTTTTATCTTTGGAAAACCCTCTGAACCACCACCCAAAGATGCTACTAACTCAGCTTCTGGAAAGTAATCTTGTCTTCTGATAAATGGCACCAAAGAAAGGAGGAGCATTTATTGAAACGATGGTTGCATCTGGAATCGGTGCCTACGCTGCGAAGAACTCTTCGTCAATGAAGGGACTTTTATGGACACTTCTTAAGTATACCTTAGTTGTGGTTGTCATCTCGTTCATTCTGTTTTTTGTATTGAAGATGATGTCCACTGAAAACTTTGTACCAATCACACCTTCAGAATCAGGAGACCAAAAGACTGAAACGCCTGCAGGGAATGTGATTCTACATTAATAACAGTTTTTGTAAGGACGGCATGAAGCCTTCTGCGTAAAACCCATACGACGACATGGTGTCTTTTTACAATACTTCCTGGAATATTTGCGAGTCTTACGCCTACCACCACTAGGATTTTCAGTCACAATTTCAGAAGATAGCTTTTGAAATCTCTTTTTCAGATCTAAGGCTTCTGCATTAAATTTAGCATATCTATCATCTTGTTCAGTAATGTCTACAATCTCATTGATTGCAGATTCAATCTTACCAATCGTTTCTATTTTTAGTTTTCCAAGTTTGGATAACTTACTATCAAGATTCTTTATATTATCTTCCATTACTACTACTCTAGAAATCTTCGTCTAACCGAAGCTCTCCAGAGGACTGAACGCGTGAATATTCAGAGACCTTCTTTTCAAAGAAATTGGTCTTACCTTCTAGACTAATCAAATCCATAAAATCAAACGGATTGTGTGTTCCGTAGATCTTCTTCAAGCCTAACTGGACTGCAAGACGATCGGCTACAAATTCAATATAGTCTGACATCATCTTTGAGTTCATTCCAATCAGAGCACATGGAAGAGATTCGCAGATGAACTCTTTCTCAAGAACTACAGCACTTGTAATGATTGCCCTAATCTCTTCGGGTTCAGGCTTATTAGGAAGTGTGTGGAACAATGCTACAGCAAACTGAGTGTGAAGTCCTTCATCACGAGAAATCAATTCATTACTGAAGGTCAATCCAGGTAAAAGACCACGCTTCTTCAACCAGAAAATCGCACAGAAGGCACCAGAGAAGAAGATACCTTCTACACAGGCAAATGCAGCTAAACGAGTTCCGAAGCTCTTGTCCGCATTCATCCAGTTAAGAGCCCACTCTGCTTTCGCCTTAATACAAGGGATCGTCTCAATTGCATTAAATAATTTTGCCTTCTCTTCCTCGTTCTTGACATAGGTATCAATTAGTAACGAATATGTCTCTGAGTGAATACCTTCCATCGCATTTTGGAAGCTATAAAACAGCTTAACAACTTGTGAGTCAACTTCGCCTTGAAATCGTCTTACTAGGTTCTCCATTACGATACCATCGGATCCTGCAAAAAATGCTAAAACATGAGTAACAAAATGCTTCTCATCTTGGGTAAGCTTCGCCCAATCGGAATGATCCTTTGAAAAGTCAATCTCCTCCGGCGTCCAAAATACTGCGACGCTCTGCTTGTACATCTTGTAGAGGTGTTGCTCTGACGACTGAATAGGGAACAAAGTATAAGACATCTCTATACTTATAGCGGAGAATACACTTAAACCTTTGTCTCTCGTCAATACAATGAGTAGTACATCCAACGTTCAAAATCTCTTGACGAATGTGTTTCGCCCAACCTTTGTATTTGATACAACTAACGGCGTTTATCAGACAAAGCTAGAACTAACAAATGTAGATGCAGTATCTGCAAACATAGTCTATGGTTTTACGGCAGCTTTTGGAGATGCAAGTGGAAATCTTTATGTTGGTATTGGTGCTGGAAATGCTTATTCAATTCTTGCGTCATCCTTAAATACATGTAATACATTTGTAGGAATTTTTGCAGGTGCAAATAGTTCTAGTGTCAAAAATGGCGTATTCCTTGGATATCGTGCTGGATACAGTTGTCAGACAAGTTCAAACAGTATTTCTATTGGTGCAAATACAGTGAATGGTGGAAATTCAAATATTTATATTGGATGCTCAACAGGTATTGCATCTGGAAGTAATAACATCTTTTTGGGTCCTGCAATCTCAAACGGCGGAACAGCAGTAAGCAATCGGCTTATGATTGGAAGTGGATCTAATACAGCCATTGTAGGAGATCTTAGTAGTAATCGGGTAGGTATTAATCTATCATCATTGCCTGCAACAACTCCTGACTTGAAGTTAGATGTAAACGGATATACTCGTATTGGAACTAACGCAAATGGTGGTCTTGGAATCAATACACTTCCTGGTTACTATTCATTAGATGTCAACGGAAACTTTCGAGTTTCAGATGGTTATGGTGTATTGACATTTGCCAATTCAGGAACTAATTCAGTTACTAGCATTAGTAATACAGATGCATACGCATCCAGCAGTGCAACTCTCCAAGTAACAGGTGGTTACTTTTCATCTAATGGAACTACAGCTTCAGGTGCAAGTACAACAGTTCCATTTAAAAAAGGAATGTTTATGCTTTCGGCTACTTCAAATACATCTCGTCATGGATATATTGGAATTGCATCAAGTACATCTAACTATACATTAGTAAGTGAAGGTTCAAATACCAGCTTAATCACAGCTAATGGATCTACACTTGTAGTTGCCTCTGGAGCAATTGCTTGGAACATTACGTACTTCCCAACGCCTTAAGCTTTTCAACAATTTTGCGAATACTGACTGAAGAAACACCTGAAGCTTCTGAAACTTTAGTGAGTTGTCCGCCCAATACTGCGCAGACTACTCCCGCAACAATGGTCTTTGGCGTATGTTCCATTTCAGGTAAAGTGTGGAGTCTAAGAACAATTGCATCTCGGTCTGAATCGGATAAATCCATGTCCGCACAAATACGCTCTGCAATCCCTAGTTGCGTATTCAATACATTAGATCCTTCATCTGAGAATCGGGTCAGAGCTTTACAGAGTGAACGAATTGAAACATGGAATAAATTTGCAACTTCTTCATGTGAACGAGTTGCGTTGTGCTGGCGACAGGATGTAAAGATTGCAGCAGCCATTAAAGCACGGCGTGTTTCTCCTCGCGTCTTTTGAGCATCTTCAACTCGCTTGAACATCGCACATCCATCCATGACAATTGCTTTAGGAAGTCCAGCTCTTGAACAAGACTGTTGAATTGCATCAAAGATACCCATCCACGATCTCTCTCCATGGCTTGAAAACGACCATGCAGAGAGTTTAGCAATTGATTTGGCTTCTTCAGATTGTTGACCTCCTCTTCGTCTCATCATCATAGATCCGTAAGAGGAGTCAGGAAGGAGTTCGCTCGTGATCGTCCCTGTTCTGGAAGGGTCGTCTTCAGTATTGCCGTAGACTCGCCATTCGGCGCCCTCATCAATACAAGATCCCAAAATCGTTCCACAGCATGTACAAACGCGTTCACCATCATGGACCACCACTTCATGTTCACAGCTCATATGACTTTAACAGTCTCCAAACGAAAGTATCCATTTTTTATCGCATGCTTCCAAGAGTTGAAGGATCGTAGACTTGAGGACGATAGTTGGTGAGTAAAGGTGGGCGATGTTGAGATAACTTACCTCCTGCTGTCTTCAACCATGAAATGAGCAAATATTTGTCATCAATCACCCACACCATGTATCCGCCTTGCGAAAGGGTATTCATGATGTATTCACGAGCTTCAGACATTTGAAACAGAGGATATCCAAATACATAGGCAGGTATTTCAAAGACAATATAGGGTGCATTTGGGCTGTGTGTGGCTTGTTTACGGATTTGTCCGTAGAGCTGTGAAAGAACAGGTCTCATAGCTCTCATGCGTTTTTCACGCCTATCTTCTTGCTCTTCCCATACTTCACGGGCTTTAAGCATCCTTACATCCTCCATACAAGAATGTTTCGCTCAATCGCACTCGGTGGAGGTGGTGTAAGAGGTGGAATGATGATTGGTGGATTAGCAGCTCTTGAAAAACATCAATCATTAGTATTTCCCAATGGAATCTACGGATGTTCTGCAGGGTCTATTATTGCAACAGGTCTTGCTTACAACATTCCACTTTCTGGGATCAAGCTTATGTTTGAAACTGAATTCAATTTATCAACGGTGATTCCTTCTATTAATTTGACTTCCATTACATCGTTTACTCAAGAAAAGGGGTTGTTCTCAATGGATGCTTTTACACAAACACTTATCAATGCATTTGATCGTCAAGGAGTTGACTTACGAAATGCTTTGATTTCAGATGCTCCACAAAAGTTGTTTATTGTTGCTTCAAACTTAACAACTCGTAAGGCTGTTTTATTAACCGGTAAAGTTCCGATTCTTGATGCAATTCGTGCTTCTTCTTGCTTACCATTCGTGTTTCATCCTCAGATCCTCTACAACAATGTCTACATTGATGGAGGATTCTACACACATAATCTACATAAAATTGTGCCTGCTGAATGTTTAGTGTTTCATATAAGTCGCGATGAACTTGCAATCAGTCAAGATCGATTGAAAAAGATGAGTCTTTCTGACTATTCAGCAACATTGTATGAAGCATTCCGAACTGAAACATTGACACCTAATGTTCTTTGGTTTAAAAACGATAAGATCGCTCTTATGCAGGAGTTGACACCCAAACAAAAGAAAGAGTTATTTGATGAAGGATTTGAACAGGCCTCACGCTTCTTTACCAAACTTCATCCTCAAATAATGGGTTAGTTTTTCAGCAGTGGGAGCACCTTGATCAAATGTACTTAGACCTTCTGAGGTTTCAAGTTTGATCGTTGGATATGCATCAATCTCATATAAGTCAGCAGTTGGACGATCCTTCTCAGCATTCACTCGAATAAATGAAACTTCAGTATTTCCAAACTGTCTTGGACCTGATTCTAACTTCTCCCATTCAGGCATTGCTTTCTGACAATGTCCACACCAATCGGTATGAAAGAAATACATATTTGCCTTATCTTTTGGTACTTCACGCTTTGGTTTAGAAGACATAATTGGCTTCCAAAGTTTCCAAACCAAAGTAACAATCACAGCAAGAGCCAATATAATGAGGAGTGTATTCATTACTTGAGAACACGAGAAATTCTACGCTGCAACTCAAACCAACGACGATAGGCTTCTTCTGGAGAAATACCTTCTTTAATTTGCATCCACGCAACATCTGTGGTCATACGCTCAGGTTCAAATGGACGTGAGTGAATTTGAATAAACTTGCCATTGTATCTAACAATAAAAATGGAAGTTTGTTCCATTATTTTCTTTAAGGCAACTAATTGGTAAATGGAAGTAATACTACGAGGGTTAGTAGCTGTAGCTGCTAACTATATAGTTCATTATGGAGCTGCTAGAGTCTACGATGGATTCTGCGTTCCTCATAATCTACAAGAAGTTGTTCGTACACTCTTTACAACCTCCAGTCCAATCTGTGTAGTTTCTCTTGGAACCATGCAGATGACACAGAATAACTATGGAACATTATTGACGACTACACTTGCATCTCATTTAGTAAATGCTCTAAAGGTATAATAATAAATGAGTTGGGTTACTTCAACAAACGGTATTTTCTCTATAAATATGAAGGAACCGCAATTATTATATGCAAAACCAGGTGTAGTAAATCATCCATGGATTAAAAAATTGTCTGGAAAACCAATCTATCAAGGACGAATTCCATATATATTTGCTCATCCACTCAATCCAAATGATTGCCTTCAGTTTGCGGAGTCAATGGCTTCTGGAATTCTTGGATACAATGAAGAAGCTTGTATTTTCAAAGAAAGACAGAGTAATCTTGACTTTGGATATACAGATAAACTTAATATCGATATTGCAAAGAATAGTGCGAATGTTCTTAACGAAAATGCCAATCCAGCAGTGGGTGAGGCATACGCGATTGTGAGGAAGAGGGTAATGAAAGGTAAAGCACCTTATCATATTGGATATGTATTATTCAGAGATGGGGATACTAATATTACTTTGGAAGCAGACGCCGGAAATATAGATCTACAGCATCCTGTTTTTGATATGTACAGTACAACAGACCCTGCTAGATCATGGCATACTAGGTATTTTGAAGATTATAAACCAGCGTCTACGATTGTTATTTTAAAGAATTAAGGCGACTTTAGACCCGTGGGAATCCAACTAGGTTGGCACCGATACCGAAACCGGCACCTGTGCGAGCAGACGCTCCAACGCTAGGGGCATAGATATCCAAGATCGCGAAGGTGGCAGTGGCGACAAGGGCGATCATTCCAACCTCGGCGACCTTGAGAGTCTTTCCAGGTAGAACGAACGCAGCAATCGCAACTGCGAGACCTTCAAGGAGATATTTTACGAGACGAGTGACAATATCAGCAACATCAACTCCAGCAGAGGGTGTGGGCTTGGGCTTAGAATCCATTTGTTTGGTTCTTAAGCAGGAAGAATTTTTATCAAACTCCATAGTATAATTTATACGAAACGATTGAAACACCTACAGCCCATACTAACCACCAAGGAATGTAGAGCGATCCATACTGCAATAGCAAGAAGAAAATGACTGCATGAATAGCTGCAGCCGTCATAATTCCTGCGCCTGGAGGCAATGTAATCAAGAATCCAGGACACAAAAGGAAGAACAAATACGCGGTGGTGAAGATATCATACATTTATCTTCTGCGGAGAAAGAACTTAAGGTCAAGTCGCAAGAATAAGTAAATGCCCCTTACTGAGCTTCCAAAGGCAGATGAGAATGGTCCAATTGATTACTTGGACGAAGACCCAGAGATCCCTACACAGAAATATTGCGTCGTTTCCTTCATCAGTCCTGAGAAGGTGATTAAGCAGAAGAATGAGTTCATGTTTGAAAAGTTTGTAGCCTGGATGGATTACGAATGGAAGATCAAGGGACTTGAAAACTTCATGGCATTTTTGTCCAAGAAGTACTCCGTCAAGATTGATGATCTTTTGAAGGATGCAAATGATTATGTCAATGTGCGCAAGGAAGAAGTCAAGAAGACTGATATCCACGAGCAGTATCAAGTCTTTTTGCTAAAAAACGAGAAGGAGCTTCAGGAGATGTACGATAACCAGGTTGAGTTCAGAACCAATATGCGTGGTGTCAAAGTTCGTCGTGCATTTGCAACCGTTGAGGAAACTCAGATGTTTGCTAAGGTTCTTCAACGCCGTTATCCAAAGGACAACTTGTATATTGGTAAGGTTGGTGCATGGCTTCCTTGGGATCCATCAGAACATTTGATGCCTGAAGTTGAGTATGCTGAGAAGGAGTTGAATGAGTTAATGAGAAAATACAAGGAGAACGAGTCCAATAAGGAGATGTTCTTTGCTGAGCAACGTGAAGAAGCTATCAAGGCTCAAAAAGAGGAGAATGAAAAACGCAAGAAGCAGAATGCATTAGAAGCAGCTCAAGAGAAGAAGACCTTGGAGGATGGATTAGCAGATGCTTCTAAGCCTATTCACCCAAGTGAAGGAGCCTTGAGAGATTAATGACGACGACTCTTAGATCGTAATTTCTTACCACCACGACGACGTGTCTTTCTTCGTCTTCTTCCTCCTCGATCTCCAACCATAAGTCCTCCAAATAAATCTGCAAGTTCATCACCTTGACCTTGACTTGCTACAAAAGCATCTTCTCCATCTTCTTCTAAATTACGAACAACTGCAGCTGTTACTGAAGGAGGAACAGCAGATGGTAATGCGTTTACTTCAACAACTTCATCCACAGGAACCTGAACAGGTGCTGCGGAAGGAGCGGCTTCCATTTCTAAATCATCCGCAAGAGGAGCTGCATTGAATGCTGCAAATGAAGCAATAGCAGGTTGAATCTTATTTGAAACTTCTTGCATAAGTCTTTCTCTATTTGCAGCGCTTCGTTCAGTTACTTTGAGAGCTTCACTCCAAACACGACGATAGGTTGCGATACGAACTACTAATTGTTGATTTAAGGATTCTTGAATCTTCTTAATATCCGCTGTAGTTAATTTTGGATCTACATTATTGGTTAATGAAATCTTGAATGTTAAACGTCTCCCCTTGCCAGTAGCACTAAATCCTGCAGCAGCTAAAGTTTCTGGTGTAGGAAATGATTTTTTAGATCGGGAAGGAGGTGTAATTATTTTTGTACCTCCTGAACCTGTTTTTACATCAAAAACATACATAAAAACAACCTCAGGCATTATTTATTAATACTATATTAGAATAATGAGAGGTCTTAGAAAGACACGTCGTAAAAAATATTTAAAAAGAGGTGGTGATCGTGGAAAGGTTTTTGATCCTATTATGGTCGAAGAAGTAGATACAGATGTTTTTCTTAATGGAACTCCAAATGAACCTCTAGATGATGGTGATAGGAACGATAGAGTTGTAGTATTTTTAGATGATACAAGATCATCAGGTATGGGTTTATTTAGAAGTCGATTGAGAAATCCTTCACTAGATCAAATGTATGGAAATGCTTATAGAGAAAATATTGTAGGCGATGAAAATAATAGTTTTCTAACATTGAGTGTAGGAGACATTAATACAACTGTGTCTTTGAGAGATTACAATTTGATTATAAATTCTCCACTTAGGCATTTCATTTTAACTAAAACAACAAGAACAACTAAGAAACTATTTTCATATACTTTAATGTATGCTCATTTTCAAACACTACAAGAAAGACCTGAATGGATAGAATATGTTAGAAATAATCCAACAGAAGCCCGAGCATCAGCTGTAAGTGGTGCTCATGGTCAAGAAGGAACTGATAGAGAAATATATAGTGTAACGCCACTAACTCAAAATCAATATACCGAAACAATACCAAATTTACAAAATCCAGTTACTCCACCAGTTACTCCACAAGTTCAAAGAGAAAATAGTAGTGAAATACTTGCAAGACAATTACAAGAAGAAGAAAATCTTAATTCAGATGAAATTCTTGCAATGCAATTACAAGAAGAAGAACTTAGTGATCAATCTCCACAGGCAGTCCCAGAATATAGACAACGACCTAAAAAAATATCAGCAAAACAATCTGATTATATACGTTATCGAACACAACGACAAGCAGATTTAAATAGACATCTTGATGAATCTTCACGTTCAAGACGAGACAAAATTCTAAAACAACGTCGAGAATATTCACCTCAAAACCCTATTTGGACTAATCAAGTATGGGGAAATGAGCTTACACAGTATTATGCTGCTCAAAAAGAAGCTGCTGAACGTGCTAGAAAACCTCAAGAGGTAGCCCAACGTGCTAGAATTCAGCCTATTATTCCTCTTCGTCAAAGGGCTGATGAAATGCTAAGACGTCAAAAAGCTTATCAAAGTCAATTTCCTCAACGTGATAATAACCCTCCTACTTGGCTTGGAGGACAAACACATTCAATAAGTTCTATTCGCGGCCACCGCCTTCCTTCCTTACCCACACGGAGGGTGCGGCGTTCTTCTTCCTCAAAGAAGAGGCGTTATACTCGTCGGCGGCTAGCATAGCTGACTGGAAAGGACGATTATCAGCCCACAACGACTGATCACACAATCTAAATGGTGGGTGCTCTGAAGCCTTGTACCAAAACACTTGATCTTCTAACCTGTTTGAACTAACATTATTACAAATGACTAGACCTTCATAGTTCTCTGTACATTGGTCCATGAAATCACAGAACATTTCAAAAGTTGGAAACATGCCTGCATAATTCTCGTAAATTCTACGACGATTACCTAGGATATTCTCACGAAGAATAAATACAAAATCTACGTTGGTTCTCAGGTTGGGTGTAATACCTAAAGGATACTGCATTGTGATAATTGTCATCATATCGAGGTGACGACCGTTCATAAATACAAATCGTGTAGATTCTTCATTGATCCACTCTTTTGCAGCATACAAGCAGTCATCTAAAATCATGAACGCACGAGGATCAAATGGTGTTCCAGTTGCTTTTGATTTCAAAAATCTCTGTTTAGCTGCAAACTGTCGCTTGATAAAATTTTGGACTTTTCCAGGTTCGTATTTATCATGAATTAACTTTGAAGGAACAAAAGACTGAAAATACTCGTTCACTGCCTCGGTAGGCGAAATGACGAGACCTGCAGGAAAGCAGTCCTGAACATTGAACAACAGATCACGAGCTAAGAAGGATTTACCGGTATCCTTCTTTCCAATGATCACGATCATAGGACTTTTACGAGAATCCATTCCACATCGGTCTTTGATCATGTCCATGTTGAACTTTTTGAGCTGAAAATTCATCTTGTTCTCCCTGTCGTTTATTTTTTCACATTCATCACCGAGACATTTCATAATGGGAAAGGATTTGAAAACAACTCCCTTGACACTTAAACTTCAACGAATGCCGAAGTTAGATGGAACGCAGTGGTCGATGAATACTTTGCAACCCTTTTTTCCGTGTCTTGAGAAGCTTTTTAAGACGGATACAATTGCTGGAATTCATGAATATGGAGTTAAACTTGGTAATCCAATTGAATCCATTGTAGATAGTGATCATGTTAGAGTAGCAGGTCAGACGATTCCTGTTCATCGCAAGACAACGATGATTTTATCACCTTTCAAAACGATGAGAGGAGATTATGGATCATTTGGAGTTCCTAAACGAACGGATGTTGCCGATGATATGCAAGAACGCATGCAAAGCCCACATACTGCTGCCTATGTAGGAGCAATTACATCCATTGTTTTATCTGAATCTGGATGCGAACATTTCCCTAAAGTGTATGGTGTTTATGTTGGACTGTCAGACTCTCATACAATTGATATTTCAGATGACTATGAAGATTTGACAGAGAAGTCTTGGTTTGCAGACAAGATTGGAAAGACATTTGAACTTAAACTTAGAACAGCAGGTCATGATGCTGAGTTCAGTCATACACGACGAGCCCGTATTCCTATGGAAACTGCAGATGAGATTCAGTTAGATGGTATTGAAGAAATAGATGCTGAGACAGTTATCACTCCTGAAGAAGAAGGGTCTGTTGAACCTTATGATATGGCATCCTCCCAATCTCCTGAGCAAGAAGATGATGAATCAGATGAAGACGATGTCTATGAAATTGAGTCTTGTGGTTGTTCCGATCTATTTGAAGATGAAAATGAAGATCAGGATAATGAGGATCCAGAACCATTTGCATGGGCTACTTTCAAGAATGTTCCAGTAGTTACAACTGTGATGGAACAATGTGAAGGTACATTTTACGACCTTATTAAAGAACATCCTGAACCTGAAAAACATGTTGCATGGGTTTCACAGATTGTGTTTGCTTTAGCGTATGCTCAGCGCAATTTTGGATTCACTCATAATGATCTGCATGGAAACAATGTGATGTATGTGAAGACAAATCAAACTCATTTGTTCTACCAGAATGGGTCTCAACCGTATAAAGTTCCAACATTCGGATATCTTATCAAACTGATTGATTTTGACCGAGCCATTGTAAATGTTCGTTTGGCTGGATTGAAAGAATCCAAATTGTTTATGAGCAGTCAGTTTCAGGAAGATGAAGAAGCAGGAGGACAATATAACATGGAACCTTTCTACAACAACAAATATCCTCATATCAGTGCATCTTCATCCTTTGATTTAGTTAGATTTGCTACATCAGTCTTTTGGGATATGTTTCCCAAAGGACCGAAGGAGGAGACAGATCATCCATTATTTGGATTGTTTATGCAGTGGATGAAACAGACTGATGGAACTTCAGTCATGTTTCGCAAAAAGATGGATAATCATGATCGTTACCACGGATTTGATTTATATAAAGCGATTGTGAGATATTGTGGAGATTCAGCTGTACCTAAGAAGGAAATTGGACGCATGACTCAGTATCGTGCTACACCTTCTGCAGCGCAGTTAGGAGATGCTTTAATTATTGAAGCTTAAAACTCAGGCTTGCCAACAAACATCTCCTGTGCAGCAGATGCAGCAGATGTGACTGTTTCTACAACATCTGAACCCGCTTCAGTTCCTAATGAATATAAAACACCACTAGTTAGAACACCTGAACCTGCTACAATCTTACTTAGATCTGTGTAATCAACCGGCTGGGTTTTTGCACGGCGATCTAAAACATACAACAAAGCAGCCACAATCATCACGGCACCTACAATCATCGCAAGAGTCTGGTATTCCATTTGATTTTCAATGTGGATTGGTTTAGAGATACTTAGACGCGCACTTAAAGATCCAACTTGACAATTCCACTAGGTTGGGCGGCAGGTTCTTCTTCATCGTCGTCCAACTCAAGTTTAATGTCTTCACCCATTGTCAGTTTTGGTCGCTCTTCTTCATCTTCATTATCGGTTTCAAACTCAACTGTCTCGGATTCACCAAAAGTTAACTCTGGCTTAGGTGGTTCAATAACTTCAGGTTTAGGAGGAATGGGTGTATCAGGTCTCTTGGGTGCTTCAGGAGCGACTCTTGCTTGGAAATAGGCCTTGCTAATATCCTTCCATGGAATGAAACTATCCACCACTTCATCTAGTGTTCCACTTAACATAGTTTCAATATCACGACGATTTCGTGATTGTTGTTCAGATGAAACATCAATAGTCTTGAACATGTAGGCATTTGACCAGCACTTGCGAGCAGCTGCCTTGTAAAATGTAAAAATGAACTTGGAAAGCGAAGGACGATCAAACTCAATGTTCACATGAGCCTCATCGGATTGCTGAAGGGAAGCAAACGCACGAATATAGCTGACAAATACACCAAGCAATAAGTCTTCCATGTATTCGCACTTTGAGACTTTTTCAATACGAGCCACTTCAGCATTCAAAATCTCATCGGTCCACTGAGGAACACGGGTCAGTAGGTTTTGAAATGTTTTTAAGGTCTCACCGGGTTGTTTATTACGAATACAGGCAGTCTTTGCGTTGTCATAAATAGACCAAAGACCATCTGCAACATGTGGGATAAGGGTACGACTCAGATTCTCACGAAGTGATTGTTTTACAAATTCCGAACTCATTTACTTAGACAGAACGATTCGGAGAATGACAATACGGACGCAGATGCCAAAATTCATTATGATTTTAATGGTCAAGAATGAAGAGAAGATCATTCAACGATGTATGGCTGCGGTTGAAGGGATTGTTGATGCTTATGTAGTGACTGATACAGGATCTACTGATAAGACAGTCGAACTTGCTTCTGAATTTTTAGAAACACGAGAAGGATCTGTTGAAATGTGTACTTGGAAAGATTTTGGACATAACCGAACAATTAGTTTCAAGAATGCTCAAAACTATTGTAAGTCAAAGAATTGGGATCTTAAACAAACTTATGGATTATTGTTAGATGGCGATATGGTCTTCGTTCCAGGAAAACTTAAAGAACAACCACTTGGAGAACTTGGATATACAATGATTCAGTCTGCTGGAAATTTGGATTATCCAAATACACGACTAGTTCGAATGGACTATGACTGGGTCTGTCGTGGTGTAACTCATGAATATTGGGATGGTGAGTCAAAACCTCTTTCAAAAGATATCTGCTACATTGACGATCGTAATGATGGTGGATGTAAAGACAATAAGTTTCCTCGCGATTTAGCTCTTCTTCTTAAAGGCGTAGAAGATGAACCTACAAATGTTCGCTATTGGTTTTATTTAGCCCAAACCTATCATTCAATGGGAAACTGGGAAAAGGCAATTGAAAATTACAAAAAACGCATTGAAATGGGAGGATGGTTTGAAGAAGTTTGGTATTCTCATTACATGATTGCAAAAAGCTATGAAAATTTGGAAAATCCAATAATGTTTGAAGAATGGGTTCAAAAAGGATATGAATTTTATCCTAGACGAGCTGAAGCAATTTATCATCTAGTTAAGTATCTTCGTACTAAAGGAGATCATTTCAAGGCAATGCATTACATTCGCATTGGTAAACAAATTCCACTCCCAGGAGATTCACTTTTTATTGAACGAGATGTATACACTGGACTTTTTGACTATGAAGAAACCATTTGTAGGTATTACACACTTGGAAGTAAGCGTGAAGCTCTAAGAGAATCTATGAAGTACTTGATGTCTGATAAACCATATCCGGATAGTGTCTATGCAAATATGAAGTTTTATATTGAAATTTTAGAAGGCGAATCAATTCCATATCCAGTTCATCGTGATCTATTTGGACCTAATTTTCACCCAGCTCATATTTCAATTTCAACACCTTATCACAATATTCGTTTCGTAAATTACAATTTGAATCATACAAATACAACCTATACTATGAAAGATGGATCGTATTCAGATCATACTCCAGTAATGACTCATAATGCATGTTATAATGAAGATACAAAAGAGATTACATTAATGGATGATCTTTCTACAAATCTACCACGAGTTCCAGCACATGTAAAAGGATTAGAGGATGTTCGTTTGTATAGAGATCGCATTGGAGATCTGTGTTTTTCAGCTACAGTTGCTGAATATGTACCTTATCATGCAGTGATGCGTGGAAAATACGATCCAGATACAGGAAAGTATAGAGATTGTATTGTCATGGAATCGCCTACTGGATCAAGATGTGAAAAGAATTGGTTAGCAATTACAGGAACTGATGATGTCATTTATCATTGGTTTCCTCTCCAGATTGGAAAGTATCGCGGATCCAAGATGGACATTCATACAAGACATCCAACGCCTTGGTTCTTCAGACACTTGCGAGGATCTGCTGCTCCTGCTCGAACAAAAAATGAGTTATGGGCATTAACGCATTTTGTAATCGGTGAACATCCTAGAAACTATTTTAGTTGTATAGTTGTCCTAGATGATAAAACATATCGTCCAAAACGTGTTTCAGTTCCATTCCTCTTTCATTCTACATATGTTGAGTTCTCAATGAACATTCGGGTAGAAGGTAAAAATGTGAAATGTATCTATTCAACACTAGATGATAATCCATGTGAGATTACATTTCAAATTAAGGATGAGGATTGGATTCAAGTATAGAGGTGACGCCATGATTCGTTAACAACCTTGGATTCAACCAAAAGTGCCTTGATATCATCAGGTGTAATGGCCATTGGCAACTTGACTGCCTTGTAGAATGGATAACTCTTTGCGGTCTTCTCATCAGCAATCCTTAGAAGGTTGATGCGAGTGACCAAGGTTTCAACTGAACGAATCAGAACACGAACACCTTCTTCTTCATTAGAGTACTCTGAAATCATGAACTTGACTGCTTCATCTGTGATGGTCAGGTCATTTTCCATATTGAGACGCTTCAGAACTTGAGGCCAAATGTACTGTCCAAGAATGACCTTCTTGTCTTCAGCGGTGTATCCTGAGCATGTGATGACTTGCATACGGTCTTTCAAAATAGGATGAATCTTGGTTTCATCGTTGAAGGAGAACACGAAGAGACACTGACTTAAATCAAAGTCAACTCCTGCAAAGTATCTGTCATGGAAATGAGAGTTCTGAGATCGATCTGTCAAGTGAATGAGCATTGAAATGATCTCTTCGCCATGTGCTGTAGTAGAAACCTTATCCAACTCATCAAAGTAGATCACTGGATTCATGCATCGTGCTGACATGACTGCATCTGCAATACGACCCCATGTAGCTCCTTCGTATGTGTATGAGTGACCTACAAAGTTTGCAGAATCGGATGCACCACCTAGTGAGAAGAACTCAAATGGACGCTTCAACACTTCAGCTACACCATGTCTTGCGAAGGATGTCTTACCTACACCCATAGGACCCTTGAGAGCAATCACATTTCCAACGGAGGTTGGGTTTGCGATCCATTGAGCCACAATCTGCATAATCTGTGCCTTTGCAGCGTTCATGCCGTACACTGCATTGTCCATTGTGACCTGAGTATCCGCTAGGAACTTAGAACATCCTGCTCGATCTTCAGAGAACTTAACTGGGAGTGGCACAACCTTTCCAAATGGAATGCGAAGGAATCCATCTACCCAAGTCTTGAGTTTGTGAACTTCTCCACCATCTACATCCATCTCATTCAGTACATCAATCTTACGAATGACGGTTGCCTTGAGCTGATCTGGAATAGGGAGTTCAAGTACTCTGAACTTGTATGGAACTTCGCCATCAGATACAAGCTTTGCAAGACCCTTCATCTTCTCGTTGAGCTTGCGCTTCTTAGATTTGGAAAGATCTTCAAAGTAGTCCTCTTCCTCTTCATTGAGAGCCAATGCTGGTTCTTCAGGTTCTTCACGACCCTTTCGACTACGCCCTCTGCGACTTCCTGGTGACATACCCTTTTCAGGTCGAACATACTTATCCATCAGATGTGCAATGAAGTCTTCCTCTTGTTCTTCTTCAGATTCATCATCACTTCGTTCATCAATGTCTACACGACCTTTACCCTTACCTCCTGCAAACTGATGAATGTGAAGCTTGACTGAGACTTTTGCACCTTTGGGGAGCTTGAGTGTAGATTCTTCTTCATCTTCAGATTCTTCTTCGGACTCGTCTTCAGATTCGTCTTCGTCTTCGTCTTCATCGCTCTCATATTCGGGTTCATCTTCATCTTCTGGAATATAGTCTGAATCGTCTTGGTCCTCCTCCTCCTTTTTGGTCTTAAGGGTGTCGTCATCTACCCAAACAACCGGAGTCTTACGAGCACGAAAATTGTATCGCTTAGGAGGCATTCTTGATGCTTCCTAATATTAAAAACAAAGTCACATCCATTTTTAATGGAGGATATCGCGAAAATGGTGAAAGACCTAGAGTCCGAGAACAATCGGATCGCTGCAAAGGATCCAGGAACTGTCACTAGCCTCGCCGTCGTCAAAAATTTTCTTAAAACCCATCCTGTTCTATGTTACGGAGGTACTGCTATTAACAATCTATTACCTAAGGAAGATCAATTTTATAATCCTGAAGAAGATGTTCCAGATTATGACTTTTTCAGTAAGACACCACAAGCTCATTCAGTTATGATCGCAAACCAACTCAGATCTAAAGGCATTACATCCGTTGAAGTCAAGCCAGGTATGCACTTGGGAACTTTTAAGGTCTTTGCAGACTTCACAGGTGTTGCTGATATCACACAACTAGATGAAGAAATTTTTGATCGTCTCTGGGAACAGGCAGAAACTCGTGATGGAATTCACTATGTTCCAGTGAATTTCTTGAGAATGTCCATGTATCTTGAACTGAGTCGTCCTCATGGCGATGTATCTCGTTGGGAAAAGGTCTATTCTCGGTTACAACTTTTAAATAAAGCTCATCCTACTACATGTAATAAAAACATCACAAAACATCGTGAAGAACTTACGGATGAACAGCAAAAAGGAGTTCTTAAACTTCTAAAGAATGAGCCAGTTGTTTTACTAAGTGTGAGTGCTGCTGAAATTCATTTAGGTACAAACTGGACCACACCCATTGGTCTTTTGGCTGAACGCGAAACCATTGAACGATTAACAAAGGGCGAAAAGGTAGAAGTGAATGAGGAAAACGATATTCTTCCTCGAAGAACTTATGTTATGAATGAAGATGGTACAAAATCTTTATTCCGATTCTATGAAACCACTGCATGTCACAGCTATCATGAGATGGAAAATGGAGTTCGTGTTGCGAGTATTCCTACAGCGCTTCAGTTTTTCTTCGCATACCTCTATTCGGGGGCACAAGAAGAGAATGTTGCAAGTGTTCTTTGTATTGCTCAGAGATTGGTAGATATTGCAAATTCTAAAGCTAAACGACGGTTTAAGATCTTGACTCCAAAAGAATGTATCGGAGTTCAAGAAAGCTTCGTTGAAATGAAACGTAGTAAGGCTGAATTATTTGAAGAACTTGGTAAAGATAGATCATCTAAAAAGTTTTTAGAGAACTTTTTCACATATAATCCAGATGATGCAACTTCAAAAAAGAAAGTCAAATTAGCTCTTAAAAAGTTAAAAACTAGTTCCGAAAAGAAAGACCAGTAAGAGGTTGATAAGGTAATCCTACGCAAGTCTCACAACCCTCTTTACGACTCTGTAAAAACTGAAGAAACGAGTCATATCCAGTTGGAGCACGATTACGAAGTGCTGTAGGTGCTGTTGAATTAAACATCCTATAGACTCCTTGAACGCGAATCCGTGCAACTACATCTGAAGTATTTCGAAGACGCATGGATTGAACTCCAGATAAAGTACTACTATTTTGACCTCCTGCACTCATTACAACCTACCAAGAATTAAGTTTAAGTACGGCCAATATACCAGCTCAAATCAAAGTATTGTGGTCCTGAAGGTGGAACACTCAAATCATTCTTAGGAACTTTCTCTGTTAATGCAGCTACTTCACTCGCTGACAAAGATCGTGGTGTATATTGAAGTTCTGCAAGAACTCCATCCCATCCAGCTGCAGAATTAGATCCCATTGTAACCTTTTCATCATTTTGCTTTGGAAGTTGAAGAAGTGTGTGATGTTGACGAACTACACCATTAATATAAATATCTACTGAATCTTGATCAACTACAATAGCAAAGTGAATCCATTTATTTGCAGTAATATTTGAAATCAATATTGTTTCAGGAGTATCTGCATAAGTTTTGATAACAACTAAAAGAGAATTAGAAGTTGTATCTAAATACAGACCTGGACAATCTCCCTTTGTAAAGATCAGTCGTTTTTGTCCGTAATTGTATGTGAAATCTTTCATAAGAATCCAACCAGTATAGGTGAATGTAGCACCTTCTTTTTGGTTAAATGAACGGCTTAACTTATCACCTGGAACAACTTTTAGCTCCTTTCCTGAAAGAGATCCAGTCAATATATCGATTGCATCCGTTGATTCTTTATATGCGAATACTCGCCAAAGAATCAATCCAATAAGAATTACAGCAACAATAATTGCAAGAATTGTAAATGTACCCATTACACTTTACTTAGAAACAAAGCCTCTAGCACTTAGACGAAGTCCACCACGACGACTTTCAGATTCATTCTTTGGAACTGCTGCACCGCCATCAAGCCATACCATTTTTAACATTGTTTGGTAGTTTGTCCTACGCTGCATTTCAACTGTTTCCGGTAAAACAGTTCTGGTTCCTAAATTGTAGATATAATGAATTCTAGATGGATCTGATGTATATTCACGTTGAAGATTACATGACTTTGCTAATCGAATCGTCCAATCTAAATCTTCTCCTCGAACAGCATTTCCAAATGTAAACAACTTTCCAATCTCAGATAACATTACATTAAGATGATTAGGTGGGCGTAAAAACACATCTCCTTCGCACATAGGTTTATCCAATGTATTTGCAACACTATGTGTGAATGTATATTGATTCATTTGTCCTCGTAAACGACAGACATGAAAGTCTCCTTGAATTGTTGCAAGAGCATCTTCAAAATACGCATCTGTCAATAAATCATCATCATCAACAAATGACATATATTTTCCCTTAACACTCATGAGAAGCTCTTGACGCTTGGTTCCAATTTTCTTTTCACGATTATCAAATGAAAGACGAATTTCAACTTTGAGAGAAGGACAAATACGTTTTCGCCTTTCTTCAATTGATTCAAGTAGAATATAGAGTCTACTTTCACGACCTACAATAGTAGGAATCATAATTGTCCAATCATAGTCATACTTTTTGCGTGAAATATAAGTCATTAAATCTGTATACCAAAATGAGTTATTTCTCATATACAGTGCATCATTTCGTTGTGGAAATCCAGTTCCAGGATGTTCATGTCTGATCAACATATACGGAATATAAGTACATTTAGATGCTAATGGACCTTTACAAAGATCTGTAAATTCAGTGTCGCAAAATAGACTCTTATAAGCAGGATTATACAAATATCCAAATGAATCATACATTTTTCGCCCCATAATTGAAATCGTATTTAAATGATCACTTTGTGTTCCATCATTTACCCACAAAATACCATCTGTATCAGCAAAATTTGCAATCATATGAGATCTAAGTACATCATCATAACCCTTTACTTGAGGAACCATATCATCTGATACAAGAATAACCATTTGCCAATCCCACGGTATATTAGCAATGTCTGCATTGACTGCTTCAATTTTATTTGTGCTGTTTCCGTAATAAATTTCAGACCAAGAAACTTGATGTTTTATATTTTTGATACTATATTGAACAGACCCTTCTAACATAGATGGATCATCCTGATCACATGAAATACATACTCCAAGAAGATCAGGGCGATTTGCTAAAGTTACATATTGATTCAAAACACGGATAAACTGAGCAGGTCTAGAGCGTGTTGGACATTTAAGAAGAATTCGCATTATGCTTTAGAGAGATGAACTTTGAACAACTTTACCCGATTTGTCTTTGATGATAAATGTATACCCGAAGATACTGAATCCCTTATCCGCTGAGCTATCCGATGAAGGCTGTGCGAATGATGAACAGTTAGTTCCTAGTGCAAAGAAAGCAGCCGCATCCGTTGGACCTAACATCTTAGGGTATGAATGAACATTACAAACTGATCCTGAGAATCCTTTTTCATCTCCAACTAGAATATCACCTGCTGCTGGGCGAGGAACACCTGGTAGAACACATGACTTAACTAACTTGCCGTTAATGTAGACATCAAGATTGCGTTGGAATACAGTCACGGACACAGCAAACCATGTTTGAAGAGGAACATTCTCAACAGTGCAAGTATATGAATCTCCTGAAGCTGATCCGCTATTTGAAGGAGCGGGTGAACTAGATGATCCGGCTCCAGAACTTCCAGGAAAGATTGATACAGTCACATTCAAACTATTGTCAGTTTCGTGAAGGGAAATTTCAGGATTTCTAAAAGCTGCATTAGTGGAATCCTTACGGAGCAAAATACTCTTCTTTTTACCAAATTTATAGTCCCAATCTTTGATATACATCCAAAATTGAACGCCATTATCGGCTCCTTGAGTTAATGGCATATTCGCTGCTGGTATTGTAGTCAATGTTTTACCATCCAAAGGAAGTGGAGCTTGATCTGGAACAGCAGGTGCTCCTATAACACTTACACCGGGCTTTCCGTTAGCTGCGGCAACTGCATTATAAATCAAAATAGCCGAGAAGATAATCAACCCAACACCTATAAGAACTACAAGGATTTTAGCCCACCAACTCATTGAATTAAAACCAGATCCTGCAGAGTTTACTGACGAAGCCAATGAGGGTGTTGGTGTCGTAGTTCCCAATAGAGACGGACCTGGAGTTGGACCATACAATGAAGGCGTAGGTTTAGACGAGAACAATCCCATTTATGTATCACTTACAAAGGAAAGTGTCTTAAGACACAATGGAAAAACGAATAGGACCACCACCAAAATCACAGACAGTAATGTATTGTAACAACTGTGGAGCCAAAGGGCATTTATTTAGGTCATGTAATGATCCAGTATTGTCCTGTGGCATTATCCTAGTTGATACACCTTCTCTTCCAATAAAACCGCCAGATACGCGGCTAATCATGATACGAAGAAAGGATAGTATGAGCTTCGCAGAGTTTATGCGAGGAAAGTATGATGTAGATGACAGAGACTATATTGGAAAGCTTATTGGAAACATGACGATTGCAGAACAAGCTACCATTGCAAATTTACCGTTTGATATGACCTGGAGGATTGCCTGGGGAGATGATAATTCAGGAAATGACTATATTCAATCTCAACTCAAATACGATAAGTTGAATTTGAAAGAACTTGTTGCTGAGTTTCCATCTAAATACTCAGAACCAGAATGGGGATTTCCAAAAGGGCGTAGAATACGAGGTGAATCCGATGTAGAGTGTGCCATCCGAGAGTTCTGGGAAGAGACAAATATTTCACGAGATGCCTATGTTGTACTAAAGAACATTCGGTTAGAAGAAACATTTGAAGGATTGAATGGTATCACATATCGTCATATCTATTTTGTGGGTTTACTAAAAAATCCTGAAATGGTTAATCTCACTCAGAGATTCACTCCAATGCAACGTAGAGAGATCTCAGCAATTGCATGGAAGAGTTTTGAAGAGTGTGATAAGCTTGTCAGACCTCATCATGTTCAAAGAAAAAACATGATTGAAGAACTGAGATCCGTCATTGATACATTTGAAACTATCTAAACATCCAGTGGAGAGATACATAATGCTTACCATTATTACACCTTGTTGTCGTCCAAACAATCTTCCATACCTTTTTAATTCTATTAACTTCACACATGTGAACCGATGGTTGATTGTTCATGATACAACACATACGAATGGTATTTTTACACAGGCCTTCAATCACCCGAAGATTACTGAGTTTGGAATTCCAGGTGGTATCTCTGGAAATCCACAACGCAATGCTGCACTCGATCAAGTCAAGTCAGGTCTTATCTATTTTTTAGATGATGATAACATTATTCACCCTAATTTTTGGGAGATAGTTCCACGCTTGAACATTGGATATTTCTATACATTTGACCAGCAACGATGGGATGAATTTGTAGGAACACCAGGTGACATTTTCAAAGGTGATACTCCACGATTACAAAAGATTGATACCGCTCAGTACATTGTTCCATTCTATATGTGTGGAGTTTGGAAAGAAGATGACTACAAGGCAGATGGTCTCTTTATTGAAGATATTTATAACAAGAACAAAGTTAGTCATATCTACATTCCTGAAGTCGCATGCTATTACAACTATCTAAGACGCCCTAGGATGTAAATCTAAATCCAGCTAAGTAAACCGTCATACAATACGCGACTACACTGATGATAAACACCCACCACCAGACTGGAAATACAGTTGCTTCACGATCGGTTGCCCCAAACGGGCGAATCCTTCCTTCACGCCCAAAGGCGACGGACGGTTTCAAATAGAGGAATGTAGCCATTAAAAAGAGATAGATGGTCACCATCCACATACGATGGTTTCGTCGGGTTAAATCCATTGTATCAAGCACCGTAAAAAGTTCCGCGACAAACACAATGATGGCTTCACAGGCATTCGTCCTTCCTAACCGAAAGGCCTTTTCAGACGCGATCACACGAATGTTCATTAAATCAGACTACCGATCCAAGGACAAAGACCCATTGGACGAAGAAGATAAGAATATTGACCTTTGCTTGCAACGCACTGGAACTGGACGAGAACTATTTCCGTATCAAAAGATCATTCGCGACTACTTGAAGATTGAAACGCCCTATCGAGGTTTATTAGTCTATCATGGATTAGGATCTGGTAAGACATGCTCTGCTATTGCAGTCGCTGAGTCTTTGCTTAGCACCAGTAAAGTGTATGTGATGTTACCTGCATCTCTTGAACCAAACTTTCGTGAAGAACTGCAGAAGTGTGGTGATCCAATCTATGCTGTTGAAAATCACTGGACTACACGCACATTGACCGAGGAAGTTCGAGCTGAAGGAAAGAGACTAGGTATTTCAGATCAGTTTATGGATAAACATAAACAGATTTATATTACAACTCCAAGTCAAACACCAAACTTTGAGAGCTTTTCAACTCAAGACAAAAAAGCAATTCGTGAGCAAATTAAGGATGTACTTGAACAGCGTTTCAACTTTATCCGTTATAACGGTCTTTCAACCTCCAATATTGATGAATACATCAAAGATGGAATGTATGATGATTCTGTTGTGATTATAGATGAAGCTCATAACTTGATTTCACGAGTGATTAATGAATCTCAAATTACTGGAAAACTATACGATAAACTTTACAATGCAAAAAGATGCAAGATTGTGTTGTTATCTGGAACACCGATTATCAATTCTCCTAATGAAATTTCATTCATGATGAATCTTATTCGTGGACCTATTGAACGAATCACTTTGCCTTTCAAAACCATTCCAACATGGGATGAAGAACGAATCACTAAAGCATTTCGTGCAATTCCTGAAGTGGATACGATTGAGTTCAATGCGTTGAAGAAGTATGTGATGGTTACTCGTAATCCTCCTCAATTTCGTTCAACCTATAATGGAGATGGAGATCGAGTTGCAGTTCAGTACATGAAAGATTTAGCATTTACTGCTGATCCTTCGGCTTGGGTTGCTTCCATCAAGTCAAAAGTAGAAACGGATGTAGGTGGAGGTGAAATTGCAGTAGAGCGTGTCACTACTGAACAACTTCAATGTCTTCCAACCGATTATGAAGAATTTGCAGGGTTGTTTCTAGATGGATTGAATATCAAAAATCCTATGTTATTTCGTCGTCGTATTCAAGGATTAGTTTCGTATTTCAAAGGTGCCGATGAACGATTACTTCCAAGAAGAATTGACTTGGAAAAAACACTTGAAAAAGTTCCTATGTCTGATGAACAGTTCATACGATATTTGGAAGTGCGTTGGATTGAAATGAAAATTGATTCACGAAAAGGTCGTAGTAAATTAGATGAGGATTTAAGTACCTTCCGCGTTCCTACTCGTCTTGTATGTGATTATGCACTTCCTCCTGAATTAGCTATCAAAGAACCCTCAGATGAAGCTCTATCCGAGAAAAAGAAGCCTCAAAAAGAAGCAGCGGATGTTGTTATAGCAAAACTTAAGGCTTCTCCTCAACGCTATTTATCTGAGAAAGCATTGGAAACCTTCAGCCCTAAGATGCTACGAATTTTGACAAATATCAAGGCATCCCTTGGAAACAATCAGTTCGTCTATTCTCAGTATCGTTCATTGGAAGGGTTGGGTATTTTGTCTGCTGTTTTGGATGCTGCTGGATGGCAACCTTATAAACTAACTCGCGAGGCTAACCAATGGGTTGAAGATCCTGAAATGTTAGATGATCGTCCTGCGTATACATTTTACACAGGTGAAGAGAAGGCAGAAGAGCGAGATTTAACTCGTCAGATTTTCAATGGTGTGTATTCTAAGAACTTTCCTGCTTCATTGAAGGAAAGTGTTGAAAAGAGACCTAAAAAGATCCTTCAACTGCTAATGGCCTCAGCATCAGGTGCCGAAGGTATTACTTTGAATAATGTGAGACATGTTCATATTATGGAACCTCACTGGACTCCAGCACGACATGATCAAGTTATAGGTCGTGCAATGCGTATTTGTTCTCATGCAACATTGCCATTAGAAGAACGAACTGTAAAGGTCAATTTCTATCTATCTGTGTTTACGGAAAACCAGATGAAATCCGCTGAATATCCTAACATTGTTGCAATTCGTCGTAATGATATGGTAATCAAGCGATATGAAGGAGATCCAGTTGAAACATTCATGTCTACAGATGAATACCTTTACGAAACGGCTTTCGAAAAGGAACGCATTGGACAGCGCATGGCGTTATTGTTGAAGGAATCTGCAATTGATTGTGAAATTCACCGAAAGCTTCATTCTCGTGAACGTCCAGTCGTTTCTTGTATGCGTTTTGATTCAACATCCACTGGAGAAGATTTGGCATTCAAACCTAATATCAAAAATGAAGACACTGATGCAACAGTTCTGCGCAATACATCTAAGAAACATCGTCGTCTACAAAAAGTATTAGTCAAAGGAATTTCATTGATTATAGATCCTGATTCAAAAGAAGTATTTGATGGACCTGCATGGGATGATAATCAGCGTTTATTGAGAATGGGAAAACTAGTCACTCCTAATTCTATAGAATTTCTGACTTAACATCTTCCAACCATGAAGCACATACTTCCTTCCAGGTCTTAAACTTATATTCTGAAGCAGCTTTCTTGAGAGCTGGAAGATTCTCTATCATTTTTGTCATTGTATCTGCAATTTCATGATAACTGAAATTAGGAGCCCATGATCCAAGAGGCATTGTACCAGAGAAATAAGTACGATCCTTTGGATTTACAAATCCACAGACAGTTTCATCCATAAATGAGCGATAAGTTCCAATATCGGTTACAAGTTGAGGAGCTCCAGTATACAAGTGTTCAATTTGACAGAGTCCGAATCCTTCACCATCTGAAGTGTTCACACCTATGTCTGCCGCATTATAGAGTTCATTAATTGCTGAATCAGGTAAAGGTTTAGAAGCTGTATCAATTAACATAAGTCTTTTCGCAAAATCATTAGGATTGAGTCCACGCCTTTGAAGTTCCATTGTAAAAATACGATTGACATCATAGTACGCACCTTGTTGTGCATTGAGACCTGTAACTATCATATAATAGTAAGGTTTTGATGGATCACGAGTAATTAGTTCTGTAAATCCCATTATAGAAAGATCGTGTCTCTTACGATTACTATTACGATTCACATTGATCATAAGAACTGCATTGGAAGGAAGACCCATTGAAGAACGAACGCCATTACGAACTCCTTCTGGAATCTTAGAAAACAATGTTGTATCCACTGCATTCTCAAGAACTTTGATATCTGAGAATGGACCATACTTAGAATAGATTTCTGCCCAATACGGTGTAAAGCAATAAATACGATGTGCGTTTTTATTCATACTTTCAATCAGTGGTGATACAATACCCTCATAAACTTGATCAATATACAACCAAAGTTTATAAGTTGACTTCTCTTTGTCAAACTTCATTGCCTCAATGAACCGATGGATAATCAAAGGATCATTATAAATCATCACAACATCTGGATTGACCATTTCCAAATATTCATGGACTTTGTTAAATCCAAATCCATCTTCCTTTGGATCTTCATTTGCAGCTGCGTCATAAGAGATCACACCTTTAGGAACTGTTCTAATATTTGAGTGTGATGGATGGCGTTGAAATCCAAAGTGATAAGTTTTTACCTGAGGAGCAAGTGTTGCCAATTGTCCAAGAAGGTTATAGACTACCTTAGAATATCCTGTAGTCTGGTCTACGTGAGTGCTAATAAGGACAAATCTCATTATACTGATAGTCTTTTCTCTCCGTAAATCACAAATGCAAGTCAACTCAGCACAAGATTATTTGACAAATCAGAAGCGCAAGATTATTGCGAGATCATTATCTGGAGCTCCTCCACCTCAGAAGAGACGTACTAATACTATGTACATTGGTGTACTTGCAAATGAAGCTCAACAATACACTCGCTTTGTTGGAGGTGTTGGCATCAATACAGTTGGCCCAGCTGTATTAGGAAGAACCTATACTTCAGATTGTTGTGTTCCAGCAAATACTGCGACTACGACCTATTTAGTCTAATCTCATACTAACACAATATGCCCGGGGGTCTACTTCAACTTGTTGCAATTGGAGCCCAGAATGAATTGATTAACGGAAATCCGTCTATGACGCATTTTCGGGCAGTTTATCGGCGACACACAAACTTTGCTATGGAAGCAATTCGAATGACGTTTAGCAGCTCTAACTTGGAGTTTGCACAGACGACTAAACGAACAATTTCGTGTCGAATTGATCGCTATGCACAGATGTTACACGATACCTATTTAGTGTTGACTCTACCTGATATTTGGTCACCTCTATATTATTTAGGTGCAAATGCTCCTCCCAGTGGATATGATGTTCGTTCAAATTCAATTGGATATGAGTTCAAGTGGATTGAAAATATTGGATATAATTTGATTGATAGCGTTGAAATTACCGCAAATGGACAAGTTCTTCAGCGTCTTACAGGTGAATGGCTCAAGTTCTATTCATATTTAACACATGATCCAAACAAGCGAAAATTAGTAGATGAAATGGTAGGTAATGTTGTTGAACTTAATGATCCTGCGAACGCATATGATCGTCTTAATCAGTACCCTCATGCAATTACGCCATTAAACTTTCCAGGAGGTATTCCTAATACTAAAACACCTGAACCTTCTATTCGTTCACGACAGTTAGTGATTCCACTTCATTTTTGGTTTTGTGAAAATCCAGGTATGGCTCTTCCATTGGTTTCTATGCAAAACTCTGATATTGCAATTAATGTTACATTTCGTCCGTTGAATGAACTATATACAGTTATTGATGTGAATCCATTATCTCCAACTTATGGTCAGCGTATTCGTCCTGCTACAAATGATTTTGCGATTGGAAGATTTATGTCTCCACCTACATTGACTGGAGCTCAATCTAATCCAGCATTGACTACCTTTTTTCCAGATCCCTATTTGGAAGGAAACTTCATCTATTTGACGGAGATGGAAATGGCTCAACTTGCAACTGCAGATCAGACATTCCTAGTAAAGACTGTAACATTTGTAAACAATCCAGGTCAGTATGGTGGAAACTCAGACATTGAGATTCCATTCTTCAATTTGGTGACACGCCTTGTATGGTCAGCTCAGAGATCTGATAAGATTTTGACGAATGACTGGGATAACTATACCAACTGGGATGATCCAAAAAGAGCTCCATTCACAACTGTTGGAACTGCCAATGATGTCTATTCTTCAGCAATATACTCTACACAGACTCAAACCTATTTATATTCAAGTGGTCAGTTACAAATTACATCAGTCTATCCTCGTGATGCGTTAACTCAAGGACAACTTCTGTTGGATGGTAAAGAACGATTTTCATTGAAACCTACTTCTTATTTCTCGCTTATTCAGATGTATAAACACACCACTGGAAATGCACCCGAGATTCCAGGTGTGTACATGTATTCATTTGCTCTGAATAATGATCTATATCAACCCAGTGGAGCGATTAATGGTAGTATGTTCAATAAAGTAGCCTTGCGATTAACATTACAACAACCGCTTCCAACAGCTGCAGGAGTTGCTACACAAGAAACAGTCTGCGTATTAAAATCAACTGTGTTTTCACCAAATCCAGTGATTGTCACAGCAGCTCAGCTTGCACTAACAAATCCAGATGGAAGCTTATTGTATCCTCCTGACACGATTGTTAGCGTTGTTCGCAATACAAACGGAGATAATGTCATTTTTGCTTACACTTATAATTTAGGTGTCTATGTTGAATCTATTAATTTCTTGAGAATCGTTAGTGGTCTTGCGAATTTCGTGTTTGCTAACTAACAATGGGTATCATAATTCAACAAGCTACATGGGGCGATGAAAATGCCGCGACTGATATTACAAAATCACTTCAAGATAAAGCTAAACAAGGATATCTAGATTTAATCGCAGATAATACACTTGTTCCTGCGGTTGACTTATTAACTGGCTCACAAGATGTCGTATTAACAGATGAAGAGAAGACTGAAATAAAGAAAAAGGCAACTGAAATTTGTGGTTCTGCTTCGGATGAGAAATGTATCAATTTCAATAAAAATCAATTTGAGTCCGGTTTACTTCAAAAGAAAGTAGCTGAGAAACAGTCTTCTGCTAATATCATTACAGGACGGCGATTAACCTTAACTTACAAAAATGAAGAAAATGGTAAACCTATTACAGTCGCAATTCCTGATGGTCAAAAAGTTGTAGCAGGTAAGAAACCTGAATTTGCAGCACCAGATTTGTCAGGATTAACACCTTCAAGTACAATTCTTGGAGCACTTGGATATGTAGGTCAGTTTATGTTAACAATGCTTTGGGTCTTTAGTATTGCTGTCACCTATCATTTATTGATCATTACAGGAAACACAATTACTGCTTATATTTTGACAGCTATTTCAATTGTTATTCCCTATTCAGGTCTGTTGTTGACTCCAATTGCATTGGCATATTTCAAGTACAAGGACTCTAAGGCCTCTGCTCCAAAAGTTGTTCCTAGTTAAGAGTAATGTTTCATCTCACGTGGATCTCAGCCGGAGTCATCGTAGGTATGTTAATCGCATGTATTGTCATCCCGCCTACACGAAAAGAGGTCGCTGTTCCTACACCATATGATAACGATATCTTTCATACAGATACTGGATGTGTTCGAACAAATGCCATTGAAGTTCCTTGTGGAGCCGAGGCAGACTCCTTCAATCTACTCGCAAGTCTCAGCAAGAAGTAATGATTAACATCACACGAGCAATTGAAAATGCAGGTCCCTTCTTTTCATTTGTCATCGGCTTAGGTATTTCGGTATTACTGTTCCATCGTAACTATGCAACCTATCGTATTTTAGGTGTTCCTTTAGAAGAGATAGATTCAAAAACAGTAAAGGTAGATGGAAAATGCTACAAATACCGCGTGGAAGATGCAACGTGTGAAATCCCGTCTCCTTCATAAACAATGGACGACCAAACTTCACTTGACGCCCTCCTCCCTTCTCCACAGATGCCTCAGTCAATGCCTCCTATGGCAGGTGTATCTGGTTCAGATCACATTCAGAGAACCCATATGGCACCATCATTTAAGCCAAGTCTACCAATGATGCGATTAATGTGGGCAAACTTGACTCTGTACATTTCCTTCTTTTTGGCTACCGTAGCATTGTCTATGTCAGCTCCTCGTGATTTACTGCTCCGATACATTCCCAATGCATATACTTCTGGAGGCGTTGTCTCTTGGCAAGGGGCAGGTGCTTTAGGACTTGCTGCTGTAGTTGTGTCTCATTTATTGAATGTCTTTCTACTCAGTTTTCTGGGATAAAATGGAAGCGATTTAAGTAGAACTGATTAATTCATACAAAATGACTCCTATTCTCTCTGATCAAGATATCAAAGATTTAATAAACTTGCGAAACCATCAAGGTAAAATAGAGTTTTCAATCTACTTGCACTCTCTTTTAATGGATGCCGCTCGTAAACGAAATATTAAACAATCATTTGTAGAGTGCTTAGAAGCAAGGATTGATCCTCAAATTGAACTCTGCACTTTGGACAGCACAATGAAGTTTCGTTCATTAATGTTTGATGTTGTAAGTGTTTTGAACGAATATTCAGTTCTTGAAGAACTTGAGAAGTTTTGCGGAAAATATATTCAAGCATACTATTTCGGATCTGAGAATAATAGACTTAAAATTGCTCTAAAGTTTGCTCCTCCTCAGACAGAACCATCTGTTGATCCACCTTTTACCGATCCAATCTGGGATAGACGCTTAGAAAAGGAGACGAGTTGGTGAACATTTTTTTGACTACAAACTATAATGGTTGAGATTGTGAACGCGAATCCGATTGCAGTGGATCTTCAAAACATCTACATATCTAATTTTGATTCTTATCGTGCTCTGGATGTTCCAGAGTTTAATCACGCTATCTTGAAGCTTGGTACAGATTCAACTCCCCGTTTACTTGCAGGTAAAACAGAATTTGGGTTTCAAGATGGACCTGCTAATCAGGCTACATTTAATAAACCTATAGATGTTGTATCCTATCGTGGAACCCTGTATGTGCTTGATAGAGGAAATAATGCGATTCGTAAAGTAGATGCTCAAGGAAACGTAACTACATTTGCGAGTGCAACTGAAGGACGTGGATTTAAAGCACCTTTTGATAGTATGTTATGTTTTACAATTGATTCAGCTGGAACGATTTATGTAGTAGATCGTGATCCTGGTGGTAGTCATGTGATTAAAATTACAAGTACAGGAGAAGTGACTGTATTTCGCCATCTACTTAATTACTTTGTATACTCAATTGCAGTAGATGACTCTGGACTTCTATATTCAACTTCACCTTCAAAACACTGTATCTACAGAGCAAAACTTGGAGTTGATGATAAAGCTACTGTCTTTGCAGGAAAGGAGCAACAACCTGGAATGGTAGACGCAACTGGAGAACAATCGCTTTTTAATCAACCTTGGGGACTTGTAATCGGTTCAGATGGAAATATCTATGTTGCTGATTTTGATAATCACCGTATTCGTAAGGTGACACCTCAAGGTGTAGTGACTACATTAGCAGGTAATGGAAATGGAACGAGAATGGATGGTATTGGAGTTGAAGCATCTTTTTACTATCCAATCTATTTAGCGTGGCATCCCCGTGATATGATTCTCTATGTACTAGAAGGTGAAGATGAAGATACTGCGATTCGTAATGTAGATGCAGATACAGGAGCAGTTGCAACTATCTATACTGCGCCTGAAGAAGAAGATAATGCCGACGATGAAGATGAAGAGCTCCCAGAGTTTCTTACACCTCCAGAATCTCCTCCTTCAAAAGACATTGAAGCAGGATCGGGTGATGTCATTTCATCAGATGATATTGAAGAGGGTTCAGTTGTAGGACAGATTGTAGGTGAAGGAGGAATCATTGCAAAAAAAAGTTATTACTTTCGTGATTCATTGATAAATTTACTGGAAGATTCATTGAGAAGTTCAATGGAAGGAGGACCATCAAAGTTCATAGATCCAATTACTCGTAAAAAGATTGTAGATGTAAAGTGGTATAAAGCTCACTTAGTTCCTGAAGGAACATTAGGTGGTCGTAAAAAGACCCGTAAGTCCAAGAAGTCTAAACGCATTACATTCCGTAAAAAACGAATCCAGATTCGTAAAACAAATAAATCCCGAAAGCAAGCAAAATGAGCCCACACCAATGTTCCGCATGTCGTGCATTTATTTACGACACTCTGAGCGTTCCCATTTCAAATGATGAACTTTATTATGGTTATTACAATCTGAAATGTATTCCTAAACTTATTCCTGAACTAGTCCCTGAATTTCAAAAACTTGTTTGTGACCATCCATTTGAAATAAGTCCATTACCATTTAGAAAACACACAACTTATATTGCGATTCGGTTAATTGAATCAGGATTAGTCAAGCAAAAAGGTATTTCATTTCATGGAGAAATTACGAGAGGAAAACCATTAGTGATGGCTCTAGATTGGATCTATCACTATTTTCAAAAACTCAAAAATCTTGAATATATTCATTATGAACACACAGGTGGATACAAAGAAACTCCACATCCTCCTTTACCTCCACGGATTCTTATGCGATACAAAGACGCTGGGTTTGTCTCGATTAAAGACAAGGCTCTCTAAAGAAGTAATGTTCCTCAAACCTAGATATCTTTTTGAACCTCCAGCATGGTTCTACCCTAGGTTGTTAGTAGGAGCAGGTGAAATGCTTACACCTGCATTTATTCGTAAATATGGAATCACACATGTTATTAACTGCGCATATCCAGAACATTCTCCAGATTGGTTTAGGAATTCATTTCCAGCCCGTTATTCATGTTTGAAAGCTGAAGATTCAATCACTGTAAATATTCTGAACTGGTACCCACTGTTCGAAGAAACTCTTACCTCATTTTTACGAGAACCTGGATCCAATACTATCTTTATTCACTGTCAATGTGGAATTAATCGTTCAGCTTTTTTAACTTTGACCTATGTTACATCACATTATGGTTTGCCTTATGAATCTATGTTGGGTATGATGAAGAGACAACGACCTTGTATGTTTACAAATCCGGTCTTCAGGAAGCAGACTGAAGAGTTTGTAAATGGACGTATTCAGAATTCGGAAGACAAGGGAGATAGGAGGTAGTTCTTCTATGGGAACGTTAGATTCAGTTCATCAAGAGCAAGTTCAGGGTTTGAGGTCTTCAGAAACAAAACAAGATGAACTGAAAACTAAGTTAGATTCTCTTCGGGAACAACGAGAAGCTTTGAGTACTTCTATTGAACTAACTGAAATTGTAAAGTGTTCACAGATTGATTTGCAGATTCGCGAGATTGAAGAGGAACTTTCCAAAGCTAATCCAGTTGAAGAATATTACATGAAAAACATGGATATTCTGCTTGATTATTACGGAAAGGAAACCAATGGATCTAGTCCTTCTATAGCTCCAACTAAAGAGTCCAATACATTCCTCAAATTTTTTGTCGCAAATACGCCAGCTGTGGATGCAGGGTTAACTAAAAAGCAGATCTTTGACGAGTATGTATCTCGTATGAAGTTGAGTAATGGTCCCGAAGCGTCACAATTACTAACTGAACATTGTTCTGCGTGTAATGTAGCCCGTGAAGAAATCAGTTCAGAAGGTATTTTAGTCTGTCCTTCTTGCGGTTCTGAAGAGTATGCGTTAGTCGTTTCAGATTTTCCAAGTTTCCGTGATCCGCCTAAGGAACGAAATAACTATGCCTACAAGAAGATCAACCATTTGAATGAGATTTTGAACCAGTTTCAAGCCAAGGAATCTACTATTATTCCCGAAGAAGTGATGAATGAAGTGATTTTGGAAATCAAGAAACGAAGGATTGATAATATTGCAGATTTGTCTGAAGAAGATACGAGACAGATTTTGAAGAAGTTAGGTAGGTCAAAGTATTACGAACACCGAGCGCATATTTTGAGTAGATTGAATGGTAATCCTCCACCAACCATTACCCCTGAAATTGAGGAAAAGGTTAGAGCGATGTTTCAGGAAATTCAAGCTCCTTTCTTATTGTATTGTCCAAATGACCGAACGAACTTTCTGAGTTATTCCTATATTTTGTATAAGTTCTTTGAGTTGCTAGATTTGGATGAATACAAAGTGTTCTTTCCATTGTTGAAATCACGAGACCGATTGATCGCCCACGACCAGATTTGGAAGAAGATTTGCGACTATCTCAACTGGGAATTTATTCAGAGCGTTTAAGTAATGCGTAAGAGTACTCGTAGAAACAAGACCATTCGTATGAAGAAGAGTGATTATTTACGAGAACACCATCATCTATTTAAGGTGCTCAGTCGTCCTACTCGTAAAGTTCTTGCTAGAGAATTGAAGATTCAGAAGAAAGAACTAAAAGAAAGAGGATTTAAGGGTTAAAACTCATAAAATGGATTAAATTTGTTGAAACAAACTGTAATCATAGTTAAAATGTATACCCTAGAATACAGACTTGAAAAGGCAGAGAAGACTTTGAAGGAAATACAGGCAGATTTGGATGAGAAGCTGAAAAGCCCGACTGAAGGCAACAAGTATGCTGTTGCAGCGTTTATAAAAAAAGACCCAAAATTAGAAAAATACAGGGATATCTATGTTAAGCTCAAAGTTGCAAAGGCAAATGTAGAACGATTGAAGACCAAGATTTATAACAAGCAGATAGGTCTACTCTCGGTCGCTCGGCAAACTCATAAGACCATAGAGAACACCAAAAAAGACTATTGAATGAAGAATGAATCCAAACGCTGTAGGGCATCCATTGATTGCAACACCTGGAATCAATGAATTAACAAACTTGAATGTAATTGGATTCGCCACAAGGAAAAAGGCGAGAGTGGAATACAACGAATACTTAAACTTCAATCCTTCAGATTTGACTCCCATTTATGTTTCAGCAACAATTTTCACTTCAGCGATTGTTACTGGTTTAACTTCAGGATCGGTCAATGGAATGACTTCAAGGGTTTTTTCAATTTCCATCATGGAAGCTTTTACGCGAATCATATCTTTTTCACACTCTTCCCACTTACCCCATCCATATGAAATGATCTGACTGTGTTGATTGTGATAATAGAAGGTCAAGAACGGCTGACCTAAACAGGTAGTTCCCATACTAACATTTGCAAGGGAAGGAATGTGAATAACTTGTTGATGAATACGAACAAAGCGAGGCATTTTAACTATGACTACGATTTGTTTGCTAGTTTTGAATCCATTTTAGAATATTTCGAAAGAAGTGACCACTGCTACTTTACCTTCCTTGCCTTCTATAGACCATATATCCCAGTTGTGAATTTGTAGAACTTCATCACCACCAATCCTGGTGAAGGCATTTTGTGTATGTTCGGGACAGGAAGTGTACACAATCCATGGTCCTTCTTCTTCAATGTACGGAAGCTCACTGAGAATATCCAGTGACCAATGGCTGCCGACTTCTGTAATTGTTCCCGACTCTGTATACCTAAACCTTCGTTCACGAGTTACAAATCCAAGAACTTCATCAGCAGGATTATCAATTAGTTCCTCTTGAAGTTTATTGTTAGACCCGGAATAGGGTAAAATCGTAAACCCAATATCACTGCCTCTGCAAATTAGTTTAGCCATGTTGTATACTTACTATACCATTGCCTGTCTGTAATCTGTTTATCAATCAAAATGAATGTACACTGTATAATAGCTAACATAACACATATGGATACTGACTTTAATTCAAAGACTCATGCTGAGCTGAAGGAGATTTGTAAACAGCGAAAAATCAAAGGAATCTCTAACAAATCAAAAGCAGAGTTGGTTAAGCTATTGGAACCTAAAGAAACTATTGATCTAAGCGATATGATCAATAAAGTATCCTATGGTGAATGTGTTTCAATGATGAAGGCTATTCCATCAAACTCAATTGATATGGTTTGTACAGATCCACCTTACTTTCTAGATGGTCTGGGTGATGATTGGAACAAGGAAAGCATTGATACTAAAGGTTCTTCTTCAGTAGTTGGTAATCTTCCAAAGGGAATGAAGTTTGACAGAAACCAGTCAAGAAAGTTTAATGAGTTCTATAAATCAGTATCAGTTGAGGTATTTAGAATTCTGAAACCAGGTGGTGCTTTCATTTCATTCAGTAGCCCCAGACTTTATCATTCAATGGCGATGGCAGTTGAAGATGTAGGATTTGAGATTCGTGATATGCTTGGATGGATTTATACACAATCACAAGTAAAAGCATTCTCTCAAGATCATATCATTAACAAGGATAAGTTCATGACTCCAGATGAGAAAACTAAACTAAAAGAACTCTGTACAAACTGGAAAACACCTCAACTGAAACCTGCGATTGAACCCATGTGTCTTGCAGTAAAACCTATTGAAGGACGATATATAGACAACTTCAATAAGTATGGAACTGGACTCATGAATACATCGGATGAAACAAAAACAGGTGAAGGATTCTTCCCATCCAATATTGTTACAACGGATGAAATTGAAGAAAGTATGGATCGTGTCTTTCTTGTAGCAAAGCCAAACAAGGTAGAAAAAGGTGACTACAATACACATCTGTCTGTAAAACCTGTTAATCTCATTTCACATCTTGTAAAACTATTCACAAAGGAAAATGCGGTTGTACTCGATCCATTTATGGGTAGTGGAACTACTGCAGTAGCCTGTGTCCAATCAAAAAGAAATTACATTGGATTTGACATCAACAAGGAATACATTGAAATCACAGAGAGACGACTAAAATCAATTAGTTAAATCCATTCTGATTGAACTCAATCACAAATCCTCTTCTGTTGAAAACAGCCTTATTTTTGTATTGCTGATTACATATTGCACACTGCGGAATGGTGTTTGCCAATGTAAGATCAAGACGAGGATCCATATGTCCTTGTTGTAGAACTGTCTTCATATTTTGATTCCATCTTAGTGGTTCACCTTCTTTAGATCCACAATTTACACACATGTTTCCATATTCTTCTTTAAGATTTTCCCAATCCTCATCTGTCATCACGACATTTCTCCTTTCTGGTATAAATGATGGATGTTTATCCATAAGGTTGATAAGAAGGAAGTGTGATTCTGGAACTTTTAGACCCGTAAGTGTATTTATCTCTCTACCCTTTAGCATATTATAACCTTTTTGTAAACCAAGATGTCTTACTTGACATGAATCACCTCCAGATAGAACAACACCATGTTCAACTACATATCTTCTAATTTGTTCAATACTAACAGGGTTACCTATATTTTCATAAAGACAGCAAAGTGCCTGTCCAAGCCCTGAGTCTTCACGCAAACACTTTACTCCCTTTTCTCTAAGATGTTGATTGTACTCTGCTAAAACACGACTATAAGTTGAAGCCATTTTTCTCATATACCTTGATAATTTTGAAAGATTTGAGATCCATTTTGGACGAAAAAATGGATCTAGTTTAACTCATTGATCCTAATCTTAGGTCAAAATGAGTTACAACGATAAAATTGAGTTAGTTGCCGATGAAATGGTTAAGTTTGCTAAAAGGAAGATTGAAATGGAGTTTGATGGTACTCTTAGAAGACAAAGACATCAACTTGAGTGTAGTGAAGCGTACTACGAAATCTACAAAAAGCACTTTGGTGATCTAATTGATCATAGAATCTCCGATAAAATCAGTGTCTTAGGAGGATGTCTTGGTTGTCTATTTAAAACAATCTGCGAATCCACTATGCCGATTGATGAGATGAGTACTACTATTGAAAAATACATCAGACTTCAAGTGAAGACTATGAACCTGTGGAGTGTTTAGACTAACTTCTTAAGAAGGTCACGAATTTCCTTTAGAACAGATAACGGTGTTTCATCTGATAGATTAGGCATTGTTTCAATGTACTTAAGTTTTTTCTGTGCATCTTCAAGTTTTCCTCTTGCTACAATTGTCTTGTAAAGCTTGCTTTCTTTGTACTCTAGATATCCTCTAGCAAGGGTGTTGTGTGTAATAAGTCCAATCTTCTTTAGTTTATAGGCAATACAACCAGGGGTTCTAAAATGAGTATCTGCGATTTCACTTATATTCATTTTCTTGTTTTCATATTCATCCTTAATGACTTGTAGTTCATTCTCATCCCAGACAGCTTTTTGACGATGGTAATACTCAGGAGCGTTCATTTTCCACACTATATGACTTGTTTTGGAAAAAATAGATCCATTTTGGACGAAGTTTGGATTTATTTTACTTAGTCATTGCCAATTTATGTGCATCATACAATTCAGGATCTCTACTAATGTATTGAATTGTGTCTGTTGATTTTTCAATAGCATCAATTAACGTTTCACTTGTCCATGTATTATCACCTCTAAATGATGATGAATACACATCATGTTGAGAAATACGAATGATTCTATATCCTTGTTCAATAGCACCTTTCATTTTTTGAACATCAAGTTCAATTGCATGTTCAGGAGGCATCCAAATACCTACTTGTTTAAAGTGTTGTAATCCATCAAGCTCAATAATAAGCTTTAATGAAGGTATACAGAAATCAACTCTTCTATTTTTACACATAGGAGCAGGAAATTCTGATAATACATCTGGATAAGAGTTCTTTAGAAACTCAAATACAAATTTTTGAGTCTTGTTTTTACAAGTAGGACATCCAGAACCATTTCTACATCGATTACCTATATTTGCATAGTAATTATGTTGATTTGGACATATCCAATGAGCATCTTTGTTTGATGAATATGAGAAATTCTCTGGTTTTAGATCTCCATTCTTAACAATATCCCATTCTTTTGCTATATCTTGATGAGTATGAGCAATAGACATATGGAAACATATTCTCTTATGAGAAGCAGCACAGAATGGACATCCATATCCACTACATCTAGTAGCAATTGTAGTATCCCATTCATGTAAACATCCATAATTGCATACTGTTGGGCATTTCCACCAAACTCTTTCATTACAACCAAAACTAAAGTTGTCTGGTTTTAAGTCTCCATTCTTGGTTGGATGCCACTCTTTTATAATTTCTGGATGCGTTGTTACAATTGATCGATGAATACATACCTTTTTTGGAGCATAACCACAGTAACTACATCCATTTCCATTTCGCACTCTATTTGCAACAGTTGATTGGTAATCATGTGGACACTCGCATTCAAATTTTTTGGGACATAACCACCATACCATTTCGTTACACCCTATAGTAACATGTTCTGGTTTTAAGTCACCATTCTTTGTTGGATGCCATTCAGCTGCAATGTCAGGATGAGTATGTGCTATAGTTTGATGAATACAATGTTTCTTACCATTTATTCCACAAAATGGACATCCTGTTGGTGTTTTTCCACAACGATTGTAGATAAATCCAGACCATTCATGAGAGCAACCATACTCACATGTTACTATTGGACATTTCCACCAAGGTTTTAACTTTGAACCAGATGTAACATGTTCTGGTTTTAAGTCTCCATTCTTTGTTGGATGCCATTGAGCTGCAATATCTGGATGAGTATGCGCTATAGTCTTATGAATGCATCGCTCTTTACTATTTATTCCACAAAATGGACATCCTCTTGGTTTTTTCCCACAACGTCCATAAATAACAGATGACCATTCATGAGAGCAACCGTGCTCACATGTTACTATTGGACATTTCCACCATACAATTTTATTAGATCCAGATGTAACATGTTCTGGTTTTAAGTCTCCATTCTTTGTTGGATGCCATTGAGCTGCAATATCTGGGTTAGTTTCTAAAATAGAGGGCATTTTTCTTCATACCTCCAATTTCTTGGACTTTTCTAGATCCATTTTAAGCGATCCATAGACATATAGTAAATGGACTACGAACAAAAACTTAGCAAGGTTGCTAGAGAACTACGTGGATTTGTTGCAAAGGAGATCCATATGAACTATGAAGATGTTAGAGTTTGGGCAGAAATGGAAGCATGTGTTGAGTTTATACAAGAATACATTAAAGTATTCAAAAAATACTTTGGAGATAAAATCACTCCTAAGATTGAAGATAAAATCCTTGTAGCAGGAAGTTCAATCGAGTATTTACTATTAGCACTTCATGAATCCGATACAGATGTTGATGATATGGTTCGTATCACAACTTCATTTATAAGTTCGCAAGTTTTAGATATGATTAACTGGTGTGATGAACTCTCAGAGTCATGTCTTGCTGCTGAAACTGGTGTTATTTACTCTCCTCCAACCTAGAAACCCGTTCCAACAAGTCTTTCAATACAACCAATACAGGTTCAACCATCAAGATCTTCTCTTGGTCATACTTTCGGGCGAGTGGGAGATTGTTTGAGTAGCTGTTTCGCTCTACAGCCTGTTTCTTGATTTGTACAAAGTTCTCAAGAACCATGATAGGATTGTTTCGCCTTTCGTCTTCACGCCTCTTCTTCTCTTCCAACTCTGCAATCTTTGCATGTAGAATCATCAACTCGTGATCAATGGTGTTCATTATATAGTTAAAAAGGTTTGATTCGTTAAGATTCCTTTTTAGCTTTAAGAAATCCCTGTAGTTGTTCCATCTTTTTCTTTGCAGTCTCAACTTGTTTTTGTAGTTCATTCTCTCTTTTAACATCGTGAAGACCTTCTTCTCTTCCATAGAAGACATCCCAGTTCAAAGTCTTAAGTGCTTCATATTCTGCTTTGAGTGTTTCATATTCATTCTTGGCTTTTCTAACCTTGGATTCTAAGGTCTTCATCTTTAAGTATCACTTAGTTTGAAAAAAATTGATTCGTTTTAGATCGTTCCAGCACAATGTCGGCAGTATCCATTGTCTTGGACAAGATCATTACCAAAACCCTTACAGCACTTACACTTGAGAGGTTCAGTTGAATCTGGTTTAGGGGTTAACTCTATAACCTTACGATTAAGTTCTGTAATGGCTTCAAACATCAGTTTGAACAGTCTTCGATCGATGGTTGTAGTATCATTACTACTATTTGAATGACCATTAAAGGTTCTATGTACCTGATGGTCTAAGTTTGTGTGATCGTATTTATGAAGTTCCGCGTTTAGGAAAGTCATAACTTCTTTAAGTTCTTCGACTTTATTGATTTTTGTTTTGTTAAGTTCGAGGTGCTTGATTTTTTCAAGATTGGCGTGGATATTTTCATACTTGCGTTCCTGTGCAAGTCGGACATTTTCTAAATGGAGGGCATCGATTTCATTGTTAATACGGATAGTTTGGGAGTTCATTTTGTTCGCGGGTATCTTCCGTTTGTTTTGAAAAAAGTAGATCCATTTTAAATCGAATCGGATCGTTCACGGACTTCAACGCCTATGAAGTCGGTATTCATCCATAAACTAGAAGCATGACCACTGAATCTAGTTACATTCTTGCGATTCAGTGTATCGGCTTGACTTCCGTAGTCATACGAGTCATCTATCACCGTTCCATATCGGAACAAGCGTTCAAGTGCCCAAGCAGTGAGCATTTCATCTGTGGGTTGTAATGGATTTCGTATTGGAGGAGGACTACTTGGAACATAGCGATGACTATCACGAGCCATAATGATCGCTTCATCTACATTTCCAGCACTATCACGAAGTTCATGGATTGCTCGATTTCGGGTTACACCCGCTTCTTGAATTACTTGTGAAATACGTTCTTCAGTTGTGAAAATATATGGCGCAATACTGAACCATCTAACTTCTGAGTGTACAATTTCTTGCTTTGGGGGAGGATCTGGACGATTAAGTTCAATGTCAGTCAGAGCATGACGACACATTGGGCAGGTGGACGCATCAGAAGTCCATTTAGTTAAACATTTAATATGGAAGGAGTGAGAACAACTCAGAATACAGCAACCTGTAGTCTGAGTAATACTTTCGTAGCAAATTGGGCAGTCTGTCATTTTGGGCACCTTCTATTGTTTTAAGAGAAACTAGATCCATTTTAAGTGCGTCTCATGAATGCCTCAAACTGTCTTCGTTGTTCTTCTCTTCGTGCAGTTTCTTCTTTATCTTCAACTTGAGTCATCGTATATGGAATTCCGTATATATTGGCACACTCTAAACTAAATCCAGTACGTTCATATGTACTAAACGCCAAGATCTCTTGTGAACGAGACATCAAGTAAAAATCAAGTAATGTATCTTTTAATTGTTCATCTGTTGGCTCCTGATTTTGTCCAATGTGACAAATGGCTGTTGGAAGTGAAAGAATGTTTCCACCTGTAAGTGCATCCTTAACAGCTGTACTTGACGAGACTAACACATACGTCTTACCTTCTTGAACTTTAGATCGCACAGAAGCTACTAAATCCTCCATTAAAGTTGTATTTAATGTAGATTGACTCGAACCAACTGCATGAGGGAAGCATACTGCGTCATTTAACCTAACATGAAGAGTTGTATAAGCTCCTGTTACACCCAAACGAGTTAGTGAATCCGTAATATACGTCTCCATTTCAGATGTTGGTTGAATTTTAGAACGAATAAATGCTTTTTCTGAATCGAGCATTTCTGTGTATACAATATCCTTACAGCAGTACGCAAAAAAGGTGGGTTGTTGAATCTTGTTGAAATAGCGAACAACTTCACGCACAATGTGTTGGTATGCAATATCGTTCTCATCTTGATTGACCAATAGCGAATCAATGTGGAAGTTTCCAAGTTTTGTATAGTCTGTAGGAGTTTCTAGAGTAGAATCGCAAGTCAAAAACTTGCTCATAGGGTGATTTCGTAAATCCATATCAAAGTCCACGTGGACTCCGGTATACTTTTTAAGAGTTCGGAGAAGTTGAAGCATCATGAATGATCCACGAAGGTAATCTCCAAAACCCGAAGCTTTAAAATCAACAAATTGGGTTTGATAGACATTGACGACCTTTTTAAGAGTCGTATTGGAGTAGACAGAGGCAATTTCGGCACAGGACATACTTTGTAATACGACTATACATTTAAACTCAATTGCTTAATTAAACTTAATGGATACATTCCGATCCAACCTTAATATGCTTCCACGCGAACAAAAACTTCAAAAACTAAATCAGATCATTCAATTTTTTCAAGGCAATAATTCACCAAAACATGCAGAAGCATTTAATGAATTGAAAAATTGTTATCCTTCCTTTCCGTTCTTCAAAGATGAAGAAGCTTTCCGAGTCTATTTAGCTTGGTGTACCATTGCTCAATTGCCCATCAATGCTCCCTTTTCGCATATTCTTCGGCAAGGCTAAGCATTCTTGGATGAACTTTTCTTCACCAAGACGTGCGATATTCTGCATAGTTCTCATTGTCCATCCAAATGAGAAACCTGAATGTCCATCGTATTCTAAGTTCCTATTAATTGCTCTGAGTTCTTCATCATCTGTGAATGTATATCCTCCTCCACCACGTGGTTCTCCTTTCATGTAGTCCCACATGTTGGCCTTTTCAATTGCTTGATAGGCATCTTGTAGCATTTCTTGTTCATCTTTAGTGTATCCGAGTGAGATAAAGTCAATCATTCTGTCCTAAGATCTAACTGTAAAAAGGTTTCAGATCCATTTTGTAGATCATTCGAACTCATAAGGATCGGGTTCATACAAACATCCACCAATTCCCATGTGACCTAACTGATTCAAGACATTGAAGTAACAACCATCACATTCTGGTTCTTTATATCTGCGAGTTGACACCTTTCGCCACCAATTTTGAATTTGTACGGCTGCTTCTGCTTCACAATCATATTCTGTAGATTCATACGATATAGGGGAGAGATCTTCACAACCATATCGTTCAGTCCAACATCCTGCGCAATACCCATTTGCGCGCACAACAAGTTCTTCATCGCAACCGGGACAATGATTTGATTCATAAGACATAGCTGACATTTTACACTGAAAAATGATTAGTTGGATGGTATTAGATCCATTTTCTAAGAACAATGTTCACAGTCGTTATTGATGTTATACCGAACATCACGGTCAGCATAGTAGCAGTGAATACATTCTCCAACCAATTCTGAGATAGCGACTTCACCGCAAGGACACCTTTTTTCTTGTAAAATCTCTTTACAGTCGTAGCAAAGACCATGATCTAGGTCTTCTTCTTTTAGACTGTAGAGATCTCCACATGAATCGCACTGACAGGTTCTACATGAATAGGGATATACGGCACACTCATTGCAGTCAGCGAATCCGCAGAAGTATCCATTAGAGATTTTGGTATTTTTATCTACCCAACACTTTGTACAATGTCCAAATGCCCAAACATCGTCGGATGTTCCGCATTTAGCACAGGTTTCTATTTCAGGGGGAGAGCATTTGACACATAAGTCGTCTCGTTGATTGACTTCATTGTGACACTTTCGATTTTTGCAGAGATACATGATTTCAGTTGTTTCTTCAATAGGAGATTGCATTTCAGATTCACTCATTTTCTACCACCTTCCATTTATTTTGGTGAAACTAGATCCATTTTGGACGGACATTCGGAGGACCTCACTAGGGACGGTTTACTTACCCATTCGGCTTCTGACCATTCCCCAAGCAAACGAAGAAACCAGTGCGAAGACAATGGAGTGAGTGATGTTCACGACCATTGTGGAACCGCCGGGCGGCAAGCGAATCAAAACACCGGGGATGAGGAAATAGAACAACGCAGCTAGGAAGACTAACTTGAGATACATTTGTTTGTCTTTTAATTAGAATTTATTTGGAATCTGTTCCAAAAAAATCATTGAATACATGCTTTAACTTATCATCTAATGTATCCAAGAACACGAAGACTGCATAGATAAATACCATTTGAGCTCCGAATGACTCAAGATATCCTTCTAAGGCTGAGCTGACAGGCAATATAGGAATAAACGAATTAACAAAATAAGTAGTCCAAAAGGCTACGATGATAATGATTGAGATCTCCATGGAGACATCTGCAAGCTGATACAGGTTCGACTGCTTCTCCCATTGTTCATTAAATTCTGGAAACACGCGCCACATACACCATGACAGTAGACCACCTAAAAATAGGTAAAAAATAGCAATACATACTAGATTGAGTGTTAGATTCAAAATATGACCCTTGACGCTTGGAACTGTATTAAGCCCGACGTTCTTCATTATTTAAAGACAAGACAATAGGAATAGTATGTCAGCACTTAGAACTTGGGGAAAACACTTAGTTTTGGACGCAGGAGGATGCTCTCCTAAAATGATTGGATGTCCAATCGTGATAGGGAACTTTACAAAAGACTTAGTACGAAGAATTGATATGGTTGCCTACGGCGACCCTCAGATCGTTATGTTTGGAACGGGTAACAAGAAGGGATATACACTCATTCAATTGATTGAGACTTCTAACATTGCCGCCCATTTCGTGGAAGAGAACAATACCATGTATTTAGATGTGTTCTCCTGCAAGGACTTTGATCCAGCAATTGTGAAGGATTTGGTTCGTGAGTATTTTGATGCACAGAAGTTCAGTTCAAGGGTTTTCTTGAGACAGGCTCCAGTTGAAAAGTTAGCTTAAGGATCTTGCATTAAGCATACACCTGTAGTGGTTCGTGTTCCATCGGGACATTTAGTTGGTCTTGCTTGAGCTGACAGATCCGTAAAGTGTTCAGGAATTGTGCGTTGAAGAATCCAGAACGCAACGGCAAATCCGAGAATGTATAACAACCACTTAGAGGCTTTCGTCATTTATCTCTACTCCATCAAAATACTCATCTTCAAAGTCAAAACTGAATGTGAAGGTGAATGTGAATCCCTCGGGATTTGTATAGGTATGTATGAAGTCCATAGTGTGTATCTTATCTTTTAGTTTAAACTAAAAATAGGTTTTACTGATCCAGTTACGATCCGTTCGGTATGTATTTGCACGAGTTGGAGCTACTGTTTTATTCAAAACTGCAACTGCATTCAACTTACGAAGTGTTGAAAGACGACCGTACAATCCTACAGCTTTAGCAAGTGCCGAGTGTCGTTTATCAGCTGAATCTGCATAACTATATCCAACTGCCTTAAGATCACCTTGTTTTAAGGGTCCAATGACAGCAGGTCCTTTTCCAGGATTTCCTTTGTTCTTGATACATGTAGGTTTAACGCGATAGGTAGTTCCTCGATTTAAAAGGCGTCCCATGATTGTCTTCTTTTTGCGAGTGGCAATGTATCCTTCTCTAAGGATTTGACCTTGAGGACATGTTTTTCCACCCTTGAATAGACTGTTGAGTTTGATGTCGTCGTCGTGCATTAATAAGTATCGGCATTTTTCTTAGAAGGACAGGTAGAACATCCTTGACTTTCCTTCTTTTCCAGTTTTGATTTCCATAAATACATAAAAAAGACTACTAGAGCCAATAAAATGATGCCTAACATTACCATTTAATTAGAAGATAGAATTGCTTTAGAGTAACTGAACATTAGTATGTATATGCCGTCTATCCTATATGGTGGTTTACGATATACACAATCAAGACACGCAATCTACTGTAAGAAATGTAAAGAAACAATTGAAAGTAAACATGTACATGATTTCAAAATGTGTTCCTGTGGAGCAGTAGGAATTGATGGAGGAACTTTTGCTGGAAATCGCATTTTAGGTGATCTATCCGATATTGAAAACAGAAGTATGTTTTGTGCGATTGTTGATAATAAGAAGATATATCTACCACATGAGGTTATGGAAGAACATTTTAAGACCCATAGAGTATTTCTTACAGTGCCCAATTAAATTCCAACTATTCAATAATGAAAGGTAGCGGAAACTGTTCTTCTACCAGCAACGATCCTGCATGCGAGGTCCCTACTGAAGTTGTAAACCCAATGAACATTGACAAAATGATTGATGCGGAAAAAGTGAAATATCAACAGGCCATCAAAGACTATCAAGAAGCTGAAAAGAAAGCAGAAGATGCCAAATCAGCTTTCAAATCTAAACCGAACTCAGAAACTAAGTTTAAAGCTGAAATGGCTATTCGTGATAAATTTGCAAAGAAGACTCAATTAGATCATCGTAAGACAATGCTGACAAATACGCTTAGACTGCGAAAGAAGGGAGGAAGGAGACTTAAACATCGCAAAACTCATAAGAAGAGATGGGCATCCCGTACTACGTTGCGTCGCTATTAAGAACACATAAACACATTCAAAAAGAGGTTGGAAATATGCGTCTAGACTGTCAAGTATTAGGATTGGATTTTAATGCTTTTATTCATACCTATTTGAAACCTGAGAACCCCATTGGAAGTGTCGTAGTAGCATTACGGAACTTCTTACGGGATGTAGCCTGTGGAAAGAAAGTGCTGATTGCGTTGGATGGATTGGTCCCTTATGCAAAGATTGTTCAACAACGCTATCGTCGTATGAAGAAACCTGAACCTGCTTTGTTTGATAAGCATCAAATCTCACCTGGAACTCCGTTTATGATTGAACTGGAAGACACTCTGCGATTCTGCTTTCCTGAATGTATTCTGTCTGGAACCGATGAACAAGGTGAAGGAGAACACAAGATCTTCAAGTGGCTTCAGTCGATGGAGCCTTCAGAGCGTAAAGATATATTGATCTACGGAATGGATGCTGATTTAGTTTTGATTTCAGTAGCACAATCTGCTTTGGGGTCCATTAAACTTATTCGTGAAAACCGAGATTCAGGGTATTCAACATTTGATGTGAATGCTTTATGTAAAGTCTTGCCAGTAGATCCTGATGATTGGGTTCATATGTGTATCTTTTGCTTTGGTAATGACTTCATGCCTAACCTTGCAATGTTTTCATTACGAGAAGATGGATATTCACGAGCAGTTCACTTTATCAAGAAAGATAGTTTGAAAGGAGCCGTAAAAGATGAACTCAAAGTCATTCTAAAACGAGCCAAAGACGCTGATCGTAAGTTTGTTGCAAAAGACGGACATGCACTTGAAAGTCGTATGGCTCTTCATTTGATGGATGGAGTTCTAGATTGGACTAAAGTTGAATATGCATATGAAAAGACCTTTGAATGGACATTACACTATTTCAAAACTTCGGATGTATTAGATTGGTGTTGGTATTATCCTTACCCAGAAGCTCCTTTATTTTCATCGGTCACTGAAAAAGAAGAACGAACCACTGAATTTACTTGGGAACATCCAACTCCACCTTTTGGAATCAAAGAACAGTTAGATTTCATTCTTCCTGGAAGAGGTGTCTATCCAGATGAATTGTATGATGAAGGACCTGATTCAAGACATATGTGGATGAAAGCGTACTCTTGGGAAACAGATCCTTACATTTCTCTTCCATGGAATCCAGCAACTCCATTAACATCTGTTAAAACTCACCGTCTTAACTGAAATCTACCTCCTAATAATCCAATTTTAGGAAGAATTCGTGGATCTACTCGTACTGGACTTGGTGTTTCAGTTTGAGCGTCTAAAGAATGATTTAAAAGAACAACTATATTTTCAGGAATAATCATTTCAAAGTTGTTGTCATGTCTCTGTAAATATTCATATTCAATTTTTCGCATTTCATTAATTTTCTTAAGAGCTGTAAATCCTGACGCATCTTGCAGTGTTCTCCAAAAACGCTGAATATGATTAATATATGCAGTACGATAATCTCTTGCAGATCGTGTTTTAACATTATTACGAAGCTGCTCAAAGCAAGCTGCTACAGTTTGATGAATTGGTTTATTAAGTTGTCGATTGACTGTATTATGAGCTCTAAAAGTAAACAGCAAAAACTCTTCACGAGAGTTTAGCATTTGAGGATACTGTCTACGATAGGATCCTAATGTAGTTCCAAAATGTTCACGACAACTTGGACAAGTTATTGTAGATTGAAACATATCTAACCAAGTGCTCATCAGAGTTTTTTCAGACTGAAGAGGTGTATCTGGATAGCATGAAGCTACAGAATGTAGGGTCATCCAACCCAAAGGGCCCCATATGGATGTCATTACTTTACTTGGCGACAATCATTCCTGATTCCATTCCGCCTTCTAATATCTCTCGTGCGATATGAGGCGGCGTCTTAGGATTTACAGTAATATTTGACTTCTTCAATGCAACACGAACTCCAGCATCCGTCATTGATCGTACTGATTGTTTAATAGTATTGCGTCGCATCTCAGCTCCTTTCTTGGTAAGAATTCTTAAGGTCCCCTTTCGAGAAGGTGGCGGTTTAGCAGGATCTTTGACTGCTACAAATTCAGACCCTCCGCGCGACTTGGACCGTGTTCCTTTCATAACACCGCGTGGATAAGTTCGCATAGATTTATGTCGGTTCGGTTTATTAACCTCCGGCTCAATGTGGTCTACTTTTTGGATTTTGACTCCAGACATCGCTTATACAAAACGGATACTTATATTTACAGAGTAGAGACACCACATTAAATACCATGAATGAATGGGATGCAGTTCGCGCTTACTTTAGCAACGGTGTGAGAAGAATGGTAGATCATCAAGTTGATTCGTATGAGGACTTTGTCCGACACAAGATTCCCCTGATTATTCAATCCACTCCCCCAATCACCGTGTGGCACGAACAAGATGAGACACTCAAGAAATACAAATATGAATTCAAGCTTTCCTTTGAGAACATTTCCTATATCAAGCCCCGCATTCAAGAAGCAACTGGACGAGTGAAGCCAATGTTGCCGATGGAAGCCCGTATTCGCAACTTCACATATGCAGCACAGATGTATGTGGATATCCGATTTATAGCCAGAACCTACAAGGGTCCTTTGTTGGACACCTACGATGAAGAGTCTCATGTCTTTGAAGGCATTTCACTCGGCAAACTTCCAGTGATGCTTGGATCCTCGCTCTGCTTACTAAAAGACTATCCAATGAGCCTTGCAGAATATGGTGAATGCGCTCACGATCCTCTTGGATATTTCATCATTCACGGATCTGAACGAACCATTCTCTGCCAAGAGAAGGTTGCTGATAATCGCATCATGATCTTCCAGAACAAGAAATCAGCTTCTAAACACACACATTCAGTTGAGATCAAGTCTCTACACGAATCGTTCACAATGCCTCCTAAGAAACTGGAGATCAGATTGAGTTCCAAGTTCAATGGATTCGGAAACCCACTGACTGCTTGTGTACCTAGGTTTCGTGAAGACATTCCAGTGGTTGTCTACTTTCGTGCATTGGGTGTTTTGACAGACCGAGCAATCACACAAATTGTTTGGGGATCTGATGAAGATGATACTCATACTGAACTATTGGCTGCATCATTCCGTGATGCGTCTGAACTTGGTATCTTCACTCAACAAGAGGCAATTCAGTACTTGACAAATCACCTACAATATGGAACCAATCAAGAGGACAAATGTGCTTATGTTCGTCAACTCTTGAACTCTGAGTTCTTACCTCATGTACGATTTGCAGGTGAATTGACGACTACACCCATACACAATTCACGCAAAGTGATGCTGATGGGCGCTATGATTCGCCGTCTTCTGCTAACCTACTGCAAACAGATTCCACTCGATGATCGTGATGCTTATCCTAACAAGCGTGTGGTAACTACAGGTGCTTTACTCACACATTTGTTCAGACAGTTGTTCCAAAAAGTCTGTAACGATACTCGCAATGAGTTTGTACAAGAAGTCAACAACGACTCTTGGAAAAGAGGAGAAGGAGGTCCTCGTCCAATGGAGATCTTGAATGTAAACAATCTCTACAAAATCCTGAAACTCTCAGCGATTGAAGGTAAATTGAAACAAGCACTTGCTACAGGCAACTTTACAGTTCAAGGTCTTGGTGCGTCTTCAACTATGTCCAATGCGACTAAAGTAGGTGTCTCTCAAGTCTTGGCAAGAATGTCCTATGCTGCTACACTAAGTCATTTGAGACGCATTCAAACACCTGTTGAGAAATCAGGTAAACTCTTGGCACCTCGTAAGCTTCATGGTACTTCATGGGGATTCATGTGTCCTGTTGAAACTCCAGAAGGTCATTCAGTAGGTATTGTCAAGAATATGAGCTTACTGACCTCAATTACTCAACATGTTCCTTCTACTACAGTACTTCACTACCTTCAAGATTGGAAAGACATCGTCTGGATTGATACACCACGAGTTTATGAAGGTGCTTCTGTCACATTAAATGGTGTAATTGTAGGCTATACTAAAGATCCTTATGGACTTGTTACCAATTTAAGAACAGCCAAGCAAACTCGTCGTATTCATCCTCATATCTCGATTGCTTGGTATACATTGATGAACAGTATCTCAATTGAGACTGATGGAGGACGATGCGTAAGACCTGTCTTCAGAGCTAATGCTACAGTTCCAAAGAATACATCGGATTGGAGTGAATGGTGTACTTCTGCTATGGATTACATTGATTCATCTGAGACAGAGACCTTAAGAATCGCAATGAGCCGTGAACACATGACTAGCTCACATACACATCATGAAGTTCATCCATCATTGATCGTAGGACATATGGCATCTACTATTCCTCTGTCCGATCATAATCAGTCTCCTCGTAATACCTATCAATCAGCTATGGGTAAGCAGGCCATGTGCGTCTACGCAGGGAACTTTGCAAAGCGTCTTGACAAGAATGCCTATATTCTCTGTTCCATTGCTAGACCTATCGTAGAAACTAGAGCTATGAATATTCTGAAGATGCACGAAATGCCTTTCGGAATGAATGCGATTGTTGCGATCGCTTGCTATGGTGGATACAACCAAGAGGACTCAGTCATTATGAACAAATCTTCAGTTGAACGAGGATTCTTCCGTGGTCTCTACTATGGAATGTACAAAGATGAGGAACATCGTAATGTTACATCCGGTCGTGAAGAAAAGTTCATGAAGCCTATGAAACACAATACTCGTAAGTACAAGAATACGAGTTATGCAGCGATCTCAGACAATGGTCTACCAATCATCAACTCAATCATCAATGAGAACGATGTACTGATCGGTAAAGTTGTGAACTTGAGAAACGATGCTGCTGGATATGCGTTCAGAGATGCATCTACAACTCACAAGAACTCTGAGCAATGTCGTATTGATGGAGTTTGGCAGGACAAGAATTCAGATGGTTATCCTTTCATCAAAGTGCGTACGGTTTCTGAGCGTATTCCACAGATCGGTGACAAAGTCTCCTCTCGTCATGGTCAGAAAGGAACCATTGGAATGCTCATGGAAGAAGAGGATATGCCTTTCACAGCAAATGGTCTTCGTCCAGATATTATTATGAACCCACATGCAGTTCCATCTCGTATGACAATTGCTCAGTTGATGGAGAACATCTTTGGCAAGATTGGTGTTCGCAAGGGAACACTTGGAGATGGAACTCCTTATTCACACTTGAAGGTGGAAGATCTGAAGAAACACATGGTCGATATGGGAATGCATCCTTACGGCAATGAGATTCTGTACAATGGTCAAACTGGAGAGATGATGCAAGCAGAGATCTTCATGGGTCCTACCTTCTACCAGCGTCTCAAGCACATGGTCATTGATAAAAAGCATTCTCGTGCTAGAGGACCGATTGTAAGTCTTACCAGACAACCTTGCGAGGGTAGATCACGCGATGGAGGTCTGCGTGTAGGTGAGATGGAAAGAGATTGTATGTTATCACACGGCATCTCGGTGTTTACCAAGGAGCGTCTGATGGATGTTTCCGACCCGTTCAAGACGGGATTATGTAAGACATGCGGTACTCTTGCGATTGTCAATCCAGTAGAGGGGATCTACTCATGTGGTGCTTGTGGCAATAAGACTGACTTCGTGATGAAGACCATTCCGTACGCAATGAAGTTATGGATGCAAGAATTGGAAGCAATGCATATTACACCTAAAATGATCTTAGAGTAGCCTTACGAGAACGTCTTCTACGAGTTCTTTTACGACGAGCACCTACAACTTCGTCATCTGTTACTTTTTTCAATAGAGCATTATGCTTCTCAAGAATTACATTAGTAGAAGAAGTATAGGTTTCCATTGCAGCTGCAACTTTTCCACAATATTCTTCAAAAATCGCCTTGTATGATGACAAGATAGAAGGTGTATCTGTAATTGGAATTAGTTTGATTTTAGATTGAGCATCAACTGCTAACTTTTCAAAACTTCCAATAAGTGTAGTTGAGAGAACTTGTAACTGCCGAGAATACTTAGTTAAATCATTTTTTGCTAGATCAGTCTGAGCTTTAGGAGGACATTGAGAACGAAATAATCTAGCAAACATCCCAGTACAATAGAATTTAACAATAAATACACGAACTGAGTTAATACTTGAGGATTGAAGTTTAACAAGCTGTTTAATCGATGATTTCATATTGTTGACAAACTTATTGAACTCAATGTCTAACTTCTGTTTAGTGGATGCACTTGTTCCAATTCCACTCGTGAGAACAGCTTTAGTTGACTCTTGATTATTTCGAATAGCAATAAACTGATTCTCACCTACACCACCGAGAACCTGATTCATATTCGTAATACCCTCAAGTACATTATTTGTAAGACCAGTTGCAAGTGCACTACTCAATTGAACTGTCTTGTTTGCATCCTTTGCAACAGTAGCTACGGTTCCTAATGTTACATTCGCAACATTTGCTGTTGTTTTTGCAGCCGTCGATGTGATCTCTCCTGCACTTGATATAACATTGGTTGTAGTTTTAAGACCAACTTTACTAATATCTTTGGCTGCAGTTAATGAAGCAGTTGCAACCTCACTACTATTTTGAATCGCAGATGTAGCTACTGCACCTGCACCTTCAACTGCTGCAGTTGCAACTACACCTCCTTGATTTACAGCCGTTCCAACAAGTTTAACACTTTGATCTACCGCTCGTGTGGAAACTTCAAGAGCACCTGTTGTAGCATTTCCTATATTTTGAACAGCCCCTTTGAGGTTTTCTGCCATTAGTTTATATTATGAATATTTTACGATGATACTGGAATAGGATCCTCCGCCTGAGTCATTGTGTTCAACTTTTCACGAGAAGGTGATTTTGGAATTCCCATCTTACGCTCAATAGCATTTCTCCTACAAAGATATCCAAACCATCCTGCAACAATTACAAATCCAAGAAACGCTGCAACACCAATGGGCTCCATTTTTTTAATTTCCGCGTTCATCCTGAAAGTTTGTCTCAGCCTTTAAATAAAATGACTGAAACAACCCCCGCTGGAAATTCTGTTAAACCTGCTATGGGAGAGGGACAAACTGCTGGACGAAGACGCACACGCAAGGGTCCTTCTGCCAAGGCCTTGAAGCGCGTTCTCAAGTCCCACGGACTCAAATCCTCTGGTAAGAAGTCAACTCTTCGTGCCCGTGCAAAGAAGGCTCACCTCCTCAGCAAGGCTTAAATTCTATCTACTAAACAATGAAACAAGCTACTCGTCGTAGACAACGTCGCATGCGCCGTCTCCGTCGAGGTGGAGATGATGTTGCTGTTAACTACAACACTGGATCCAATGAAGGTGCATCCGATATACAGGATGTAAGAAGATCTCTACGACGAACAAATATTAAGTTATACGGAGGTCGCAAAACTCGCCGTCATCATAAGAGGTCATAAACAACAACCCATACTATTGACATCTATATGTCGCAGTATGGTGCGTCGCCCTACCCTGTAAATAATTTTTCTCGTGCTTAAGCAAACAAAATGGGAGGCGGTCTTTTACAACTTGTCAGCTACGGTGCGCAGGACATCTACATCTCTGGTAATCCCCAGATCACTTTCTGGAAGGTGCTTTACAAGCGTCATACAAACTTCGCTATGGAGTCCATTGAAGTTACCTTCAACGGCCAAGCCGACTTCAACAAGCGTGTGACTGCAGTCATCAACCGTAATGCGGACTTGATGTACCGCACCTACGTCCAGGTCGTTCTACCTGCAGTTGATTTCGCAACTGCAACTGCAATCCGACGATTCCGATGGCTCAACTTCATCGGTCACCGTCTCATCAAGACGGTTGAGCTTGAGATTGGAGGTCAGCGAATTGACAGACAGTATGGTGACTGGATGCAGATCTGGACCCAGCTCTCTCAGGACCAGGGTACCATTGAGGCGCTCAATGACATGCTCGGTAACACCCACGATCTTGTCTTGATGAAGGACCAGAAGGGTTATGCCTTGGATGCTTCATGCGCTGGTTCAGAGTTGACCAACACCTGCGCTCCTCGTGCCGGTACTCCAGCCCGAACTCTCTACATTCCTCTCCAGTTCTGGTTCTGCCGCAACCCTGGTCTTGCAATCCCTCTCATTGCACTCCAGTACCACGAGGTTCGTATCAACATTGAGTTTGAGCAATGGATCAACTGCGTCTACTATGAGTTGACATCTTCAACTGCAGCACCCACTAGCATCCAGTCCTTGACTGCTGCCTCTCTCTACATCGACTATATCTACCTCGACACTGAGGAGAGACGCCGATTTGCCCAGCAGACCCACGAGTACTTGATTGAGCAGCTCCAATTCACTGGTGCTGAGTCCATCACCTCCTCCTCCAACAAGATCCAGCTCAACTTTAACCACCCGGTTAAGGAGCTCGTCTGGGTTGTTCAACGAGATTCATTCGTTGACTGCACACCTAACCAGGTCTTTATTGCTGAGGTTAACGGATGCCAGCCATTCAACTACACTGATGACTTCAGCACTGAGGGTGTCGTGATGGATGTGCTCGCGCGTGGTGCTCTTGGTGGTGGTGGTACTGGAACAGCCGTGCCAACAAGCGCTGAAGGCGGTCCTTCCGGTCCTTACTTCGCACAAGGTTTGGGTACTCAGATTGGCCCATCCTTGACTGGTGCATCATGGCTTGACTCAAATCTTGGACCCGGTGGTTATGATCAGTCGTTTGTGTTTGAGGACACAACCAACTATCTCCTCGCCAAGGTTATCCTCCAATCCGGAGTCAAGTGCGAGGGTAAGAACCCAGTTGAAGTTGCCAAGCTCCAGCTCAACGGCCAAGACCGATTCACTGAGCGTGAGGGACGATACTTCTCCCGAGTGCAACCATTCCAACACCACAGCCGAACACCTGCTCAAGGTATCAATGTGTACTCCTTCGCGCTCAAGCCTGAGGAGCACCAGCCTTCAGGTACTTGCAACTTCTCCCGTATTGACAAGGCGACCCTCCAGCTCACGGTCTCAGTCAACACAGTGCGAGGTGGCCGAACTGCTCAGGTGCGAGTTTATGCAGTCAACTACAATGTGTTGCGAGTCATGTCAGGCATGGGCGGCCTAGCATACAGCAACTAAACAACAAAACAAAAACAAAAACAAAAACCAAAAAATCAAACTGGAACTCCAGATTGATTTTGAAGTTTAAAGAGCGGGATGTTGATTTAGATAAATGGCTTGTCGGATTTGCAAAACTGATACATGTGAAGATGTTATCCAGCTTGGAAATCAAGTAATTACATCTCGATTTCCAAAAATAGGCGAACCTCCTGCTCCTACTACACCTATGACACTAATGATGTGTAAGACTTGTGGATTAGTTCAACTTCGTGATCTTGTTGCAGGATCTGATATGTATGAGCACATGTATGGCTACCGTTCAGGAATTAGCGGAACAATGCGAGCACATCTTCGAGCATACAATGATGAAATTGTGTCATTAATAAATCTCAAACCAGGTGATGCAGTATTAGATATTGGAAGCAATGACGCAACATTATTACATATGTACCCTCCAACTCTTGTACGAGTTGGTTGTGATCCAACTGGAAGTCAATTTGCTGAGCATTATAGTACTGATATCATCTTAAAGCCTACTTATTTCACAAAGGAAGCTATTTTACCTCTTGGTTTTAAATACAAGGTAGTATCTTCTATCTCAATGTTCTATGATCTACCAGATCCGGTACAGTTTGCACAAGATATCTATGAAGTTCTTGATGACAATGGAATTTGGACCTTTGAGCAAAGTTATGTAAAGACTATGATTGAAAGGAATAGTTTTGATACGATTTGTCATGAACATATTGAATACTACGGAATTCGCCAGATTCAACATATCTTGAATAAATCAGGATTTAAGATGATTCGGATTAGTTTAAATGATTGTAATGGTGGAAGTATGCGAGTCTTTGCTGCCAAACAGAAATCTAACTGGACTGAAGATGCTCAAACTCTTAAAAGTCTTCTAGAACAAGAGTTTCACTTATCTGATCCAGACACCTATCGTAACTTTATGAAACGATGTGATATTGAGATTTCCAAGTTGAAAGCACATTTGGATACAAAGAAGACAACCTATGTATACGGAGCCTCTACAAAAGGTAACTGCTTGTTACAGTATGCAAATATTGGTCCAAATGAAATCAAGTATGCTGTTGAACGAAACCCAGAAAAGGTTGGACGCACAACTTCTACAGGAATTGAAATCATTAGTGAGGAAACCATGAGAGCTTCACCACCAGAGTACTTATTGGTTCTACCATGGCACTTCAAAGAAGAGATCATTGCAAGAGAATCTGCTTTCTTGAGAGCAGGAGGTAAACTTATCTTTCCTCTTCCTACGTTTGAGATTGTTGGAGATTTACCAACTAATCTATAATGTTGCTGGAGGTTTCTACAGGTGAAGCAGTTGATAAGTTCTCAATTCTTGAAATAAAAAAAGATCGTATCACACATCCAGAGAAACAATTTGCGATTCAAAAAGAACTCTTAGCATTAGATTCAATAATCAAAATTAAAGAACGATACTCATTTGAGTATGACTTTCTTAAGAAAATTAATGAAGAAATATGGGATTTAACTGAAACACTGAATCCATTGGATTCTACATTTCCAGCGGTTTCAGAACGTATATTTGACTTAAACCGAAAACGATTTCGTGTAAAACGACTTATCAATACTGCAGAAAACTCAACTCTAAAAGAACAGAAAAGTTTTGGTGACAACCACTGTTTGATCGAACTAGATGTTGATCCATATACCTGTATTCCACAGTTATATTCAATTGTATTTGATTATGATACATTCTCATTTGATCGTCCATGTAAATTAAGACCATTCTTAAACTTTTTAGATTCAACACCTGAAGTCTATACGAGAATACCGATTTCAAGTTTAAAATTACAAACTGATCTTGCTAATCCAATTAAGTATGGTTGTGGAGGAAGACTTGGGGATACAATCCATCAGCTTTCAGTTGTAAATGAAATGTATTTGAAAACAGGTAGAAAGGGAATTATCTATTTGTCAGACACACTAGGAGACCCGTTTGATAGAGGAGTAGAGTCTACATTCAATGATATACGAGAACTTATTGAATTACAACCTTATATTGAATCCTTACACATTCACAATGGAGAAATAATTGATATAAACTTAAGTAAGTGGAGAGGTTCTCAATTTAGTTATACTCAATCCTGGAAACAAACATTTCAAGAAACATTTAATCTACCTTGGAATGATCATCCTTGGATATCTACAATACCAAATCTTCAATATAAAGATACCACCTTTTTGTCAGTTGGAACTAATCGCTATAATCATTTATTAAGCTATCATGAGATGTACAAAAAAATAGATAACTTAGTCTTTTTAGCGACTAATCAAGAGATCTATGATATATTTGTTTGTAAAACAGGTCTTAGAATACCATATCTAATCTGTCCAACTTTTTCAGATTTAGCTTCAGTTATCATGGGATGTAAAGGGATTATTGGAAGTTTATCAATGCCACTTGCTTTAGCAGATTCAATGTGGAAACCTCGTATTGCAATATTGAATGGTATTGATTATGATAATAAAGTTGCAATGTTAACTGATAATCGGTTTATTCTTTATACTGAAGATCTAAATCCAACGATGATTTACAGTAAGGTTGAACTTACTATATAAATGAAAATCCTTTGTCTAAGTCAAGCTGGACAAGATGTATTTGCAAAATTCGTTATAGGACGTAACGGTACCTATCTTGATATTGGATCAATGCTTCCTACATATCATAATAATTCACGTAGTCTAGAACTTGAAGGATGGGAGGGTCTTTCTATTGATTGGGGTGATTATACTCAAGAGTTTCTAAAGCGTCGTCGGAATCCATTTATCTGTGCAGACGTTACAAAAATTCAATGGGACGATTTAATTGAGAAGTATCCTTTTATGAAGAAACCAATAGATTACATCTCTTTTGACGTAGATGACGCAACACGTCCAGGCATTGATCGTTTTCCATTTGATAAGATCAAGTTTGCATGTATGACAATTGAACATGATCATTATCGTGTTGGTCCTGAACTTCGTGATTATATTCGCAAAAAGCTTACCGATCTTGGATATGTTTTGATATGTGGAGATGTTGTGATGCCTGATAGTGCTACAGATAAATATGGAGCTTTTGAAGATTGGTGGGTTAATCCAGAGTTAGTTGATATGAATAAGGTAGAATCAATTCGTTCAAATAATATTACATATCTTGAAATTTTTAAGAAAATAGATCCAGAACCTTATGCGTTTTATTGTCCACCACCATCTTACGATTAACTTGTAGAGAGTACAAATGCTTAATCTCATTCGTAAAAAAAGCAATGCTCTTGTTATTGGACCATGTGGATTAGGAGATCAAATTTGGATGAGTGGTGCTGTTAGATACATAGCAAAGTACTATAAAGAAACACATCTTTTTTGTGTTAGTACTTCGTTAGCTACACTACAGACACTTTATAAAGATACTCCATCAATCAAATTTATTGTTATTGTTAGAGTTGATGACGAATTGCGTATCAAATTAGCAAGTTTATATTCTAAATCCAATACATATACATGTGTTTTTACAAAGGATCTTCGAGGTAAATACATATTTGATATGAATGATTTACCTGGAGTTTTCTACGATCAACTTGGAATTCCAAGATCTATTCGTCATTCACATTTTTCACTTCCTAGACTTTCTGAGTCAATTGAACTATTTAAAATGATTGAATCTCAACCGTACATTTTCGTTCATACAACCTCATCAGAAACTGTAACTCCTATCATTTCATGGGACATAAGTAAAATGTTAACAATTGATCCAAATGTAAATCAATACTCTTCAGATCATGAATGGTATGGGATTGCTGAGAAGTTTGTAAATCAACCATTCCTGTTCTATGTAGATGTTATTAAACACGCTACAGAACTTCACTTAGTGAATAGTTCATTTTATACATTGGCTTCACAAATAGCTCCATTAGATGCTAAAGTTAAACTCTGTTATGATCGTTATAGTAAACAGGTTATTTCTAAGTATAATTTTTCATGATATTCCTATAATGCTCAGAACACTTGGTCATGATCTAAGAATAAAAAAACTAGGAGATCATTCTAGAAATGCATTATTTTTAGGACATTTAGGTCTTGGAGATCAAATTTGGTTAGTTGGTGCAGTTCGCTATCTTTCTATAAATTATGATAAATTCTATATTCCTTGTTTACCTCATAATCTAAAAACACTGACCGAATTGTATTTAGATAATCCAAAAATTAAAGTTTTTACCTTAGCTATGTTTTATCATAGATATCATTATACAGTTTCTCCTACAGATACAGTTCGTGGAGAATGCATGGATATTCCAAAAGGATTCTACAAAACTGTTTTTAGATCTGGATTGTTTGCTCTACCACGTAATGATCTTAATGATATTCCAAATTCTTTCTATCGAGATTTAAACCTTGATCCTTCAATAAGACATACATACTTTTATATACCTAAATCTCCAAGATCAATTTTACTATATTCTTTTTTGAATGATATGTCTTACATTTTTGTACAAACAAAATCATCAAATACAACAACTCCTATCATTACATGGGATATAAATAAAATTTTAACGATTGATCCAAATGTAAATCAGTACTCTTCAGATCATGCGTGGTATACACTTGCTGAGAATTTTGTAAATCAGCCATTTCTTCATTACAGTGATACAATCAAACATGCTACAGAACTTCACTTAGTGAATAGTTCATTTTATACATTAGCTTCACAGTTACGACCATTACATGCAACAGTAAAAGTTTGCTATGACCGTGAAACTGGTAATGTTATACCAAATTATGACTTTTCATAAGATCATTTTTTACCATACGATTCACCAATTCTTGAAAGCTTATCTTAGGTTTCCATCCTAGTTCAGTATTTGCTTTCATAGGATTTCCAATAAGTAGATCTACTTCAGCTGGACGATAGAATTTTGAATCTACACGAACAACAATACGACCACTCTCATCTTTTCCTATTTCATCCACTCCAGATCCAGACCAAGTAACTGAGTGCCCAGCTACTTTAAAAGCTAACTCTACAAATTCGCGAACAGTATGAGTCTCTCCTGTTGCTAATACAAAGTCATTTGGAACGTCTTGCTGAAGCATCAGCCACATTCCATATACATAATCTTGTGCGTGTCCCCAATCACGTTGCGCATCCATATTACCAATTTCTAAAGTAAACGTGGGATCTGAATATATTTTTGCAATAGAAGTACTCACTTTGCGAGTAATAAAGTCTTCACCTCTTCGCTCAGATTCGTGATTGAATAAAATTCCGTTACATGCAAACATTCCATAACTTTCACGATAGTTTTTCACAATCCAAAATCCATATAGCTTTGCAACACCATATGGACTACGCGGATAAAAGGGTGTTGTTTCAGATTGAGGAACTTCAACTACCTTTCCATATAACTCAGAAGTAGATGCTTGGTAAAATCGTGTTTTATGAGCTAATCCTAATCTACGAACTGATTCTAGGATACGCAATGGTCCAAGTCCATTTACTTCTGCAGTGTACTCAGGTTGTGTAAAGGATGTATGAACTTGAGATTGTGCTGCAAGATTATAGATTTCAATTCGTTCAGCATCTCTTAATGGAATAAATACATTCATGATAGAAGTTGAATCACCCATATCTGCCTGAATAATTTCAAGATTTTTATGACTTAGAATCTCTGAAATACGACCTATTGTAGGTGTAGATGACCTACGCATTAGACCAATAACTTTATAATTTTTTTCAAGAAGGAGTTCAGCAAGATATGATCCATCTTGGCCTGTAATTCCAGTTATAATAGCTGTGTTAACCATTTCTATTTACAACTATCTCTGTGTGTAAGATATATTCATAATGAAAACAGTTGCATTTGTCATTAATAGTATTACATTTGGAGGAGTTGAAGTCGCGGTTTATGACTATGCAGACTATAATGAGAAAATACTAGGAAATAAATCCATTGTGATTACTCGTAATTTTAAACATACACATGCTGCTATTTACGAAAAATTTGAGAAGCGTTTTCCGGTATTTTATATTCAGTCTAGAGAAGACATAAATACAGTTATTCGAAGACAGAGAGTAGATGTTTGTTATACACAAAAATCAGGTGAACGAGATTTATTTGGAACAGACTTATGCAAGAATGTTATTCATTGTGTGTTTACAACAACTCAACCTCATGGAAATGTATATGCAGCTATTCATCCAGTTCTAAATCAACTCTATAACACCAACTATCCAGTTGTACCGTATATGGTTCGTGTAGATTCTCATTCAGATTCATTTAGATCTGAACTTGGAATACCGTCAGATTCTGTAGTAGTAGGGAGATATGGTTCAGCTGAATCTTTTGATATCGGATTTGTTCATGATGCAGTTATCGAATTATTAGAAAGAAACCCAACAATGTGGTTTGTATGCATGGCAACCAATCACTTTGCATCTCATCCTAGAATCGTCTATCTTCCAGTAACAAGCGACTTATATGTCAAACGAAAAATGATCAATACATGTGATGTAATGCTTCATGCTCGTAATCGTGGAGAAACATTTGGTCTTGCTTGCGGTGAGTTTTCACTCGCAGGAAAGCCATTCTTAACATGGGAACACTCTAAGGAGAAGGCACATATTCAAAATTCAAAAGGTGTTTGCTGTTTGTACTCCAATAAAGAAGATGTGATTCGTATTATTGAATCGGGTGAATGGAAAAACTTAAATATGTCTACAAGTGGATATCTAGACTATACACCTGAAAAGGTTATGGTAATTTTTGATAAGGTTTTTCTTAAATGATTTATAAATGAATCTAACTACATCATATCATCGTCTTAAAAAAATTGGGTTTGCACCAAAATCAGTACTTGATATCGGAGCATACCATGGAAACTGGACACGACTTACTCAAAGTATATTTCCATCTGCTTCTTACACTATGATTGAAGCAAATGATCACCCAAATCTTAAGACAGTTAATGCAAAACTTATTCAAGAATTAGTAAGTTCAAGTGAAAAAGATGTTGAATGGTGGTCTAATGGAGGTACTGGCGATTCAATACTTCGTGAACGAACGAAACATTATACAAATATAGTTCCTGTTATTCGTAGAACAACAACATTAGATACATTATTTCCAACCCAAACTTTTGACTTTATTAAGATAGACTGTCAGGGTGCAGAACTAGATATTCTTAAGGGTGGAAAGTCTTTAGTAGATAATGCATCGGTTATTCTTCTTGAATGTCCATTTGCAGGTCAATATAATGAAGGTTGTCCGTCATTTTATGACTACATTCAGTATATGGATTCTATTGGTTTTACACCCTTTGATATTTCTGAAATTCATTCTTCAGTAAATATTACAATACAAATTGATATACTGTTTATTCGTAAGGATTCAGTCTTCACGAAACTTATTCAGGATATCATTTCATCTTAAATAATGTTGTAATTTAAAGTTAGCCAAACCTTGAGGAACAAACATAGGATCTGTCCAAGAGTTTAGAATACAGATAGGTAGTTTCTCATATAAATGATCTAATGTACTGTGAAGCACAACAGGTGTAGCTCCACACGCTAATGCTTCATAAATCCGATGTGTATCAATGCCTGTTCCTTGTGGACACAATACGAACTTTGAATGACATAAATCATCGTAATACTCTGCTTGAGTTCTTCCACCTGGTTCTTTGCGAACAACTCGTGGATCTCCTTCAAATGCGACCAAACACTCAGCTCGTGCTTGAGGATTTGTATTTTTTGAAAAATTAGAATAGATTTCAATGTTTCTTTCAGATGATGGACGAATCATTGGGATGATTTCCAAATCTTTATCTAAAAATCCTAGAGGAATGGTCGTTAACTGAGGATGTTGAACAGTTGTATTAATTGCATAAATATGAAGTGCGCGTGGAAGAGTTCTTCTGAGACGAGCTGCGTCAAAAGGCTTATCTGTATTGTGAACAATCATATTGAACCGTTTAGCAGTTGCTAGACGAATGTTTAAAAATTGATCTAGGTAATCTCCATTAACAAATACCCAATCTCCCTGCCTTGATCCCCAATGCATAAAGGGTCGTTCACGATATCTCGGATCATAATTCCAAGTACAAATATCTGAAAAGGACTTTCCTGATATCATTATAATGATTAAGGTCTTTTCTTTTTGTTTATATGGACCGCCAAATCCACGATATTATCCACTTCCAATGACTCAAAATATTCAGTTAATTGGAAGTAACTATCCTGACTGGAAAGTGTATTTATATGTATCGCCTGATGTAGATTCTGAATTTCTTAAAACAGTTGAGCAATACCCGAATGTGGTTTTAAAACACACTGGAAAAATGGGAGGAATTAATAGACTTGAAAGACTTTTTGCTATTGATGAACCTGAAGTAGAGACTATGTTTGTTAGAGATGCAGATAGTCGTGTCCATTGGAAAGATCGTTGGGCAATTAATGATTTCTTGAGTAAGCCTCAATTTGTTGCACATGTAATTAGAGATCATGAAGAACATAAAGCAAGAATATTAGCAGGACTCTGGGGTATGCATAAATCTGCAGGATTAGGAGTTCGTGATCTTTTTGAAATGTTTTTGAAAAATCCAGTAGATCTTGGATATGGAAATGATGGTGTAGATCAGAGTTTTTTAGGGTCTTATATTTATCCATTCTTGAAAAGTCGGTTATTGGTTCATTATAGTAATAATCGCGTATTAAAGGGTGAATATGTAGTTGAGTTTCCATTCCCATACAACGAAGAATTTCATTGTGGAAAAGTAGATGGATCAAGTTTTAGAGATGAAGTTGTTAACAACAAAATTGTTCGTTCTGGAAAAAAAATACTTATAAATGGTAGATTTAAGTTGTAATGGGCAATCCTATCATATTTTGCTTAGATCATAAACATGGATTCTTTGCATTATTTTTTATTATGTGTAACGCCTATATTGCTTCTAAAAAAATGAGATCTTCTTTTTACATAACTCATTCACATTGGTATTACGCATATAATGACGGTTGGCACGACTACTTTACAACACTCAAAAAACCTCCACTAATACCGCGATTGATTGATCCAATTCGTGTAGGATGTGATCTTGGTCGGTTTTATAAACCAGACTTTCCACTTCAAGAATATGTGACCTGTATACGCGAACTTTTTAAATTAAAACAAGAATTAATCACTCGAGTAAATGTACTTGTAGAAAGTATGCCATCTGATTATATTGCAGTGTTTGTTCGTAGAGGTGATAAGTTGAAAGAAGAAGCAAAATATATTCCATTTATTGACATTCTTAAATGTATTCCACATTCTGAAACAAGTACATTCTTTATTCAATCTGATGACTATGGAGTTGTAGAGGAAGCAAAAAATATACTACCTAACGCAAACATTATATCAACTGTTCCTTCAACTAAACGCGGTTCATTTCATTACACACAACGATCTCGCCAACAAATTCGTGAAGAGACTGAAGAAATGTTAGTTGGACTCTCTGTTTGTTTGCGTTCATCATCGTGTTGGACAGATGATACATCTAATGTAGGGAGATTCCTAAAGCTTTCAAATCCAAGCGTTCATATTTATCCAGAAGACTATGATGTAGATTTATCGTATGTGATGTGCCCTGCATGGTCTATAAAAAGATCCTCGTAAAGAGTAAATGAATCAAATCGGATCTCGTGCTCAAGTCATGCATGGAACAGCTCACCACACTACAGGTGGATTAACAAAGGCAGACCTCAAGATGAACAAGTGGGGTCGTATTGTCTCTCGTAAGAAGTCAGCACGAATGGCTCACGGAAAAACTCGCCGTAACAAGTAATGCGTCTAATCTCTATATTAAGTGCCGCTTTATGGGTGGATTTTGCAGTCATGGCACTCATTAAAGTTGTACCATCGCCCATTTGGTTTCTTCCACCAACAGGTGCACTCACACTATGGTATGATAAGTTCGGATTAGCAGCTGTAGCCGCAGATGTATTAAGTTTGTTTTTAGGTGTCCTTTTAGCTACTTTCTTGTTTCCAGGAGCTATGGGACTTCAACTTGTAATGGCTGCAGTCCTTGTTCAGATGCTACATGACATCTTCTTCTATCTCGTTGTCATTCAAGGACTTCCTCAAGGTCAGAACGAAATGATTGATGTATTCAAATCCTATGCAAGTGAAGGTAGTTGGAAGATCTTGGTTGCGGATGCGTTAATGATTACATCTGTAGTTGCACTTGCTCGTCTTTCTGATTTGTTATTCTCCTATCGTATGATTGCGTTTCAAGCACTATTAGGCATGTACTCGTTGATTTATATTACCTATACTAAGTAATGGCTGGAGGATTATTCGGAACACACCTTGCATTGAATCCAAAATGCCTCGTGTTTTCTGCGTTTGTATTGATTGTGTATTGGATGCCTCATTTCAAGGCATGGCAACATCGTGT